CTAACTCGCTCGGGCCAGCGTCGGCAACGGCTGGCGCTTTCTCCCAGGCCGCGCCGGCGTGTGGCGGCCTTCTTCGCACTCCTGCAAAAACCTCCGCACCGTGGACAGACGCCAGCAAATCCGGCTTCCCTGCTTGAAATACGGCGGCAGCCAGTACGCTCCGGCTTGCCGCGCGCTTCTGATTGACGATTCCGACCGACCCAGCAGTTTCGCCAGTTCGGGGATATGGATAATTTCCGGTTCCATGGGCTACCTCCGTCCCGGGTCTATGCGGGGTTGAGTGGTTGGGTTGCGCTGTCTATCGCAGCTCGCATCATCGAACACGTCTTCGGCGCGGCCTGCGCTTTGCACCAGTTCAACCCAACCTCGTCGAGAAACGTCGCGCTGATAAGTGGCCAGTTCTCAGCCAGCGCGGCCCACTCTTTGCCGTGCACGGCCATTTCTGCCATTCGCGGCGTCCACTCAGGGATGAGGTCGAGCAGCAAAAGGCAGCGATTCAAATCGTCTGGATCATGCGGGTGATTCCAGTGATCCTTGTCCGTGTTTCCGGTCATGTGGCAGTAGATCGCCTTCGATGACATGCCAACCCGGCCATTTAGGATCCACGCTTGAGCTCGTTGAGCGACCGTAGCCTCGGTACCTGGTATCGCGGTGTCATACCCCAGCCCGCAGCCGGCATCTTCAAGAGCTTTGACGCAGGCGGATTCGAATTTCTTTTGACTGACCTTCCCCTGCATAAGCAGGTTCATGACTGGCACGATTGCGTCCAACTGCAGCTGATTGAGGGTGTGGCCTTGTATATTGAAGGACATAGAATCTCCCGCCCGCCGTACACCGGCAGGCATGTGGATAGATGGGGAAGGGGTTACTTGTCAGATGCGCGTTTTCGCGCGGCTAGCACCAGAGCTTTCGAAGCCTTGGCGACACCACCGACTACGTCATCGGGAAGGATCGCGGTGTTGCAGTGCGGGCAGAGTGGCGCGGTCTTTGTGCTGCGCCATGCTTCGTCCATCACCTTCGCCGCCCGGCTGCGCGCTTGGAATTGTTCCGCCTCAGCCAGTTCAGCCTCGCGGCGCTTGATCCGCCCGGCCGCCGCGCTGAACATGCTCACCAGTCCCTCAAATGCATCGAAGGCCTCAACCTCGGTCTCGCAATCACTGCACCAGATGCGGCGCTCGTTGTGGTCGTAAACCAGTTTCCGGTGCTTGCAGGATGAGGTAGGTCGGCGAGTCAGTCCGCGAGAAACGCGCAGGTCCTCGATCTGAACGACGTTAACCCCGTAGATGTAGTTCTGCGGTTCAATTGGTGCGCTCATACCGCCTCCTTGATTCGGTCACACGCCGGCGCCGGCATGTACATCCCATTGCAGCGCCACACGCCGAAGTCATCGACAGTGCATTTAGCCCAATGCTCAGGGTTGCCGTACTGGGGCGGGAAGTAGACGAGGTAGGTCATGGCGTCACCCATGGGATGAGCTGAGTGTCGTAGCCAAGCATCAAGGGGTGTTTCGGTTGTCCTGACTTGGTGGTGCCGAAATGCAAGACCGGTTTGCCACTTTCCAGCAATGTGTTCAGGAGATCCTTCATGTACAGGACGTCCCCATGCTCAAGCTTGTCGCTACTGCCCCAGCACGGCACCAGAACGTCGGCTTCACGGATAATTTGGTCAAGGTGCTTGTGGTGGTCTGGCCCCATTGTGACGAGCGTCTTGCGCAGTACCTGGACGTCAGTTGCGCGAAACGAGAACACATTGCCCACGATGAAGCGATGGCCTCCATTTCGCACGGTGAAACCTCGCCACTTGCGAACGGTGGCGTCATCCAGTGTGGCGTCGGCTGTGGATGGGTTTATGCCGAAGTAGGCAAACACCTTGCTGCCTTCGAATGGCAAGCCGCAATCGCGGTCAAGCCGGTAGCGGTACAAGCCGCACTCACTGATTATCGCGGACACGATTTCTCCTCGCCGCATACGCAGCAGGCAATAGGGATAGGGTGGGGGGTGAAGGGGCGGCGGGGTTATTGCGGGGTGGCGGGATGCGTTGCGTTCCACTGCTCGAAGGCTTCCTGCGTCGTTGCCGCAGTGATCGTCTCGTCGCAGGTGTGACAGAAGGCCTTGCAGCCGCACGCGCCAACATCGCGATGCCCCTGCTTGCATGGGTTCATATGCCAGTCTTCGTCGCTCAGCGCCGAATCGAGTTCCGGGTATTCCGGCCGCGCTGGCGGGTAGGCATCTGCCGTCATCGCCTGGTCAATAGCGGCGCGCAGGTTCTCTTCGTAGTTCTCGCCGATCACGCGCTCATGCGGCTTGTCGCCCCAGTGCCCGACGATCTCAATGCTGGTGCTGTGGTCGCCGGTGTCTGCAATCGGGCTGCTGTGATGACGCACATCCCAAAATTCCGACTCCAGCGCGTCGAGCCTGCGCTTGTCTTTCTCAAGCTCATCAATCCGCTGATCCGCGACGTTCAAGCGCTGCTGGAGTGCGGCGTTCTCAGCCTGCAAGCGGTCTCGCTCATCGGCCGCTTTCACATAGTTTGCATGATGGCCTGCCTGCCATTCCTTGAACTGCTCTGCTTGGCGCTGGATTTCGGCACGCAACCCCGCTACGACTTGCGTGCACTGTTCGAGGCACGCGTTATGAGCATCTGCGTGTATGTCGTATTCATCACTGGACTGCTCAGTCTTGATCATCCGGTGAGGTAGAGACAACGACAACGGCTCGCCGGACACCCGCGCCTCAATCATCGCCCAAACAAGTTGGTATTCTGGCCAGTCGCTTTCGACCACGACAAATTCGCGCCGAGGAAGATGATTGAGCAGCGAGAACATCGGGTCGACCAAATGCCGGCGATAGTTGACCGGCACCTTCAGAAGATCTTTACGCTTGATGACGATGTAGCGGTCTTCGCGCTGAAATTCCTGACTCATAACCCCTCCTGAGGATACGTGCCCACTTCGCCCTGGTCGGCGGCGTTGGCGGCTTGGATGATTGCCTCCCGGCGAGATTTGATAAGCGCGACCAGTTCATGCCGGTCTATTTCCTTGGCGCCCAACTGGACGGCGCGGGCGCGCTTGGTCAGGCAAATGTCGTAGTGACTTTTTACCGTGCCGGGGAACTGGTGCCAGCGGCGGGCGACGCCGATCTTGTCGGCCATGGCATGCAACTCTTCCTCGGTGTCGGCGAGCATGTGGCACATCTTCATGTGCCGGTATGGGATCTGTTCGTTATCGACGTATACGGGCATGGCGATATCCCTGAAACCCCTACAGGTTACTTTTCGAGATGTAACCTCTGGAGGTTACTGTGAGGTTGGTCAGAGTTGTTTCAGAAGGCGGCGGCCAATCCAGCGCACGACCAGTACGGCCTTGCTGTTTCCGATCACCTTGTAGCGGGGGCCGTCTGCGTCACAGACGTACCAAGCCTTGCTCTTCTTGGCTTGGCGGACTTTCATGCCTTCTGCGATGCATTGCTCAATGGTTTCGGTTGGATCGAGCTTGCGCCAGCCATCCCATGGGATTTTTGTATAGTCATCGGGAAACCCTTGAAGGCGCTCGCACTCGGTGGGTGTGAGCCGGCGGACTGACGAGCCAGATGCCGAGAGCATGCCAATCGGTGTTCCCGCGCCTCGACTGCGGCCGGCAGTCGCTTCGAGTGTTGCGGCCACAATTGGCTGGCCGCGCCCGGTACCGTCCTCGCTTCCGTCGAAGCCCTCAGCTTTGAGCGTATGAGTCACCTCGCCAGTGATACACACGGCTACTTGCCCGCCGGCGTTTGCATGGCTCCCGCTATGGTTCATTGCCCGAAGCGTAGGTGAGAGTGCACCAGCATCGGCGCCATGATCCTTGCAGCTGAATGCGAGGATCGCGTTTTCTTGTCCGTGGTTGCGCCCGAGCGGGTGGGCCTTATCCTGGAGAACGTCGGGGTCCTGAGTGCCGTGCACAACCAAAAGGCCAGCTTCTGCATCCTGCTGAGTTGCGCTGCCGGCGGCCTTCCCGTTGGACTGGAGCGTTCCGGCAACAACGTAAGCCTCGGAGTCGGCTCGATGGCTGCTTTGTGCCTGAGCCCTGAGCGCAGGCGCTGTGATAGGAATATCGTCGAGCGAGTATCCTCCGGACTTTCGCCCGCCGCCAGCAAGTGTCGGCGCAACGAAGAACGTCTCGCTCTCGATGTCCAAGCGAGTGTCTTTCGCCGTGAGCGTGGCAGATCGCTCGATGGACCCTCCCAGGCCGTGCCCGCCAAATGCCGGAATGCCGCCGAACATAGTGACTGCTGGGCCTTCTTCGCCCTCGCAGTTCATGCAGCCGTAGTGTCCAAGCTCTTCAGGGAAGACATGTCCGCATCCGCACTGGAGCGCAGGGCCGAAAGGAGCTGTTCCGGTAACGTCTTGCCCCTCGCCTCGGCGCGGCGCAGTATCCCGGCGCACGCCTTCGCGCTCAAAAAGTACCTCAAGGGGATCGAACCCTCTTCGAGCACTTGCGACAACGAACACACGGCGCCGTCGTTGGGCCAGGCCGAAATATTGGGCGTCCAGGATCCGCCACGCGATTGTTCTTTTGGGTCCATACACACAACCAGCGTCCGTCCATCGCTTCCCTGAAGGCTGCAGTTCGCAGTCTTCCCCAGCAAGCGCACCAAGAAAGCATCCGAAGGCGTTTTGCTTGTCGGAAAGGACTCCGGGGACGTTTTCCCAGACGACGACACACTCGTCATCGCCGCGGGCTGTTCGAACATGGTCAACTGCATCTGCGAGCTCCACATATTTGATGGTGAGTGCGCCGCGCGGGTCCAGCAGGCCTTGGCGCATGCCGGCCACGCTGAACGCTTGGCAGGGTGTACCGCCGACGAGCACGGGCGGCGCCTTGATCTTCCCGGCGAGTACCAAGGCGGCAAGCTTGGTCATGTCGCCGTGGTTCTTCACCTTCGGGTAGTGGTGAGCCAGCACGGCGGAGGGGAAGGGCTCAATCTCGGCGAACCAGACCGGGTTCATGCCCAGAGGCTCCCAGGCAGCCGAAGCCGCCTCGATCCCCGAACAAACGGAGCCGTAGTCGATTTGCATAGCGGGATCCTCGCCGTTGGCGTGATTCAAAGTTAGGAAGGGGATGTTTCAGGCAGCGGGCGTGGCGTCGTGGAAAACATCCATCTGCGCCGCGCCATCCAGCCAGGCAGCGTCGATTCGCGCTCGAGCCATGACTGCGTATTCGGGGTTCAGCTCACACAGGATCGACCGACGGCCTTCCTGCATTGAAACCAGCGCCGTGGTACCGGCACCGCCGAACGGATCAAGCACAGTTCCGCCCCGCGGCGCGCCGGCAAGAATGCAGGGCCTGATCAGGTCAGGCGGGAATGTGGCGAAGTGGGCGCCCTTGAAACTGTGTGTGGCTACAGTCCAGACGCTGCGCTTGTTACGGGTCAGAACATCCCAGTTGCTCGGTTCCCGATCTGGGCGGTGCGTGCCTTTGCTCTGGCCGGGTATCGCCTGCTCGCGCTTCGAGCCTTCGCGCTGAAAGCTGTCACGATTGCTTCTGGCTGACCCTTCCTTGTGGAATGTTCCGTGTCCGCCTTCGCCCGTAGAGGTGTCCCATCCGGCGGGGACAGTCACTCGCGGCTTCGGTACCGCGTCAAAGCCGTGGCCGAATCCCACACCGGTAGGCGTCGGCCCATAAGCCGCCGGCTCACGAATCGCTTGCATATCGCAGTGGTACCGGCGCGACTTGCTGAGCAGGAAGATGTATTCATGGGCCTTCGTGCATCGGTCCCGCGTCGACTCAGGCATGGGGTTTGGCTTGTGCCAGATTATGTCCTGGCGCAGATACCAGCCGTCATCCTGGAGCGCGAACGCCAAACGCCAAGGCATACCCATCAGATCCTTCGGCTTGTACTCGGCATGAGTCGTCGCCTTGGCCTTCCGCTGGCTTGCCATGACCTGCCGCTGGCTGATCGTCGAAACGCCCACGCCCATATCATCCCGTCCGTGCGCGCCCCAGCTCCCCGCGTAGCTGTCACCCATGTTCACCCAGATCGTGCCGTCGTCGCGAAGTACCCGGCGCACCTCGCGGAATACGGCGACCAGTCGCGCGATGAACTCAGCGGGCGTTTCCTCCAGTCCGATCTGGCCATCGACGCCGTAATCCCGCAGGCCGAAGTAAGGCGGGCTTGTCACGCAGGTGTGAACTGACTTGTCCGGCAGCGTCCGCATCATCTCGATGCAGTCGCCAACCAGAATCTGGTGCTGCTGGCTCATGGTTCGATTCCATGCGAAAGCCTCCGACGGGTCGGTGGCGAATAGGTTTTAGGGGGGGATGAAAGGCGTTATGCCTGCGTGACAAGATCGGCCTGGTGTTATGCGACCGTTACGTCACGGCTATGCGTCACGCAATGCGAATGTGATCGTTGAGCTGATCATCCGGCATGCGGTCAGCGCCGCGAATCAGCCGTGTGATGATGTCCTGCGGTTCGTCGATGTAGGTCCGAGCCATGATTCGCTTCAACGCCGCATCATCGTTGTGATAAAGGTCCGTTACGATGCGGCGTGACAGAAGACGAGCTTCCCGGTCTTCCTTCGACATCTTGTCCCGATCGCGTTTGTCCTGCTGGCGCTGCTTTGGCGTCTTCGCTGTCATCAGCGCTTCCTCCGTTTTTTCTGCCCGCGACCATGCGCTGTCCAGCCAGCACTGCGAATCTCGTTGCCCATCTCGGCAATCATCGCGTCCACCTGCTCATTTACCAGCGGCACCAGGTCAAACATCAGCGCGTTTGGTACGGTCATGCTACGAATGGTCTTTTCGCCGTCCGGCATGAGAAACCAGAGGCTTACATCCCAGCGCACAGGTTTTGATGGTCGCGTGCCTTTCGGGAGTGTGTGGCCGCCATTTGGGCCGATCGTGTGAATAACTGAACACGTCATGGCTTATTCCGCTCGGTGGCAAGTGGTGTTGCGCCGCTCGCTTGCGGCGCTGTGGCACAGATCGTTTCATCGGCCAGCCAGCATTTCTGCCTTTTCGCGCTCGATCTGCTTTTCCAGCTTCAGAATGGTTGCTTCACCGCGCACGGCATCGGCCGGCTTCCATTTCTTCGAAGCAGCCAACAGTCGTTCGATGCTGTCGCGCATGTGCTGGATGTTCCAGTAGTGGTTGATGGTGCTCATGATCAGGCTCCTGCGAGGTAGTGGGGCGGGCTAAAAGGGAATGTCGTCGTCGAAGCTGTCGAAGTCGGGGACCGGCTTGCCTTGCTGGCTTTGAGGCTGACGCGCCTGTTGCTGCGTGCGCTGCGGAGACTGCTCCCGGTTCTGCTGCTGAGGTGCTGGTTGCGACTGCTGTTGCGGAGGACTGCTGGCGAACTTGATGATGATTACCCGGCCTGTCAGCTTGACGCCCTTGCTGCCATCGGCCTTGTCGAATGTCTCGACGTGAGCATCATCAATGGTGAAATGCAGTTGCTGACCTTTGAGCAGGTAGGGCGCCATAGCTTCGGCCTGCTTTCCCCAGAGGGTGGCATCGACCCATTGAGTAGGGCGTTTGCCATCTTGTCCCTTGCGGCCGTACTCGCAGGCGAGAGGCAGGTTGCACACGGCGTCGCCGGCGGCGGTGTAACGCAGTTCGGCGTCGCGACCGAGGCGGCCGATATCGGTAAGTGTTGGCATCGTGATTCCTTAAGTTATGCGGCTAGTCCGAGCACCTTGTTCATGCGCTCTTCGAGGATTTCGTAGAAGGTGGTCACGCGCTCGCCCAGCTTCCTAATCATCACTTCGTCGCGGTACGCGCGCTTGATGAACAGAGGCATGCCGGGCCAGTAGCACACGAAGTCGATCCACTCACGTTCAGATACCCACAGGCCACCCTGGCACTGGGCGACGTGTTCTTTGGGAATCTCGCCTGCCAGGATCACCTCAACCTGCAGCTTTGGCAGCTTGGTTTTGATCTCGGTCAGGCCAGCGGCACCGATCAGCGAGTCTGGCGAGTAGCCGATGCCATGGTTCAGGATGATGCCTACCTGCTCAGCCTTCACATCCTCGCGCGCTTCGTAAAGGCTGCGCGCGACTCCTTCATATTCGTGGCCGCGCTCGGTGTGCCGGTTGCCTTGGAAAGGGTCCGCAGCCTCGCCGGTGATGCGCTCACCGATCAGCGTGTTCATGTAGGTGAAGGCGCCGGCGCCGAAACCGGCTTCGCCTTTGCCGTTGACCAGCAGACTATCCAGCTCACTGCAGGTGATGATGCCCAGACGCAGATCTAGCCACGCCTGAGTGCCTTGTTCGACGTCACTGATTATCTTCATTGCCTTCTCCTTCGGGGTTCTTCGCGTTCTGGGCGGCCGACTTGGTGAGCATTGCCAGCACCTGGTCGAACACGGCTTTCTCGACCGCTGATGGCGTACCGTGGATACCGGCGAACGCTTTCTTCGCCTTGTCGCTGCACTTCTCCAGCAGCATCGCCAGCTGCGCAGCTTGGGCAGAAGTGACACGCGGGGTTACAGTGGCGACGCCGCCATGCCCGTCATCATCTTCGCCCGTAGTGGTGATGTTCAGCAGCAGGCCGGCGGTGTACCGCTTGCCGTAGCTGACGCTGGACGCCACGGCCTGTACGCCGTTCTTGCTGCCAGAGGTGTCGACGGGCAAAACGATGGAAGTAGTTTCGCGGTGGCCGGCGCGATGACTCAGCACGCCTTCGACCTCAATGCCTTTCTCGTTGCGCGGGGTTCGAAAGGTCAGGCCAAAGCCGTGACGGGCAAGCACCGGCTTGATCATCTCGTTGATATCTTCCCAGAGGGCATACGTGCTTTGGATGCGGCCGTTTTTGTCCTTAATGCCGCCGCGCTCGCCGATAACAGGCATTTCTTCCTGCATCTGCGAGAGCGCATCGTCGTATTGCTGTTTGGCCTGCTGAGCCTGGAAGCGCTCATGCATCGCCATCAAACGCTCCATCTTGTCGATGTCAGCGTCCGGAGACATTGCCACCTGCTGGATAATCGACATGATGGTTGTCGATTCGGTTTGCACGGCCGGCACGCGGGCGACCGGATCTTTCACGGCGATATTGCTCATGTCGACCTCAGTATTGAATGGAAATGGCAGGGATTTTGCGCTGAGCGATCAGGGTGACCGCCTGCTTCGCGCACTCCTCGGTCATGCCGCCAGCGACAAATGCTTCCAGCGCGGCACGGTTGATCGACTTCTTGTGTTCGAGGTCGGCTTCTCGTGCCTGCGCCTGCTGGAGTTCGAAGGCCACGGCGGCCGCTTGACGATCCAGTTCTTCTTGGCGAGCGCGCTCAACCGCTTCCGCCTGGCGTTTCTCGGCGGCGATTCGGTCTTGCTCGGCCTGCTGAATGGCGGCGAGACGGTTCGCTTCAGCCTGGGCGGCGATGCGTTCTGCCTGTTCAGCGGCAAGCTTCAGTTGCAGAGCCTGATGCGCGGCGGCGGCTTCGGCATCACGGGCAGCTTGTTCGGCTGCGCGCTGTTGGGCAGCGGCTTGATCCTTCAGATCCTGCTCACGCTTTGCGGCAGCCGCCAATTCTGCAGCTGCACGTTCATCAGCTTCGCGCCTGGCTCTCTCAGCTGCCTCGCGGGCAATGGCAGCGTCACGCTCTTGCTGCTCGCGGATGGCCTTCTCAGCGTTGAACTTGGCGATCTCAGCCAGCTCCGCTTCGTGCTTCTTCCGATCAGCCAGGAGCGCCCTAAGCGTGGCGAGCGCCCGGTCCTTAACCTGCGCAGCCTCGGGCAAGAACTCTTCCCAGCTATCGCCCAGCTCGACCAGTTCCAGATCGGCAATGACATTGGCGACGTGAGCTGCGGTAGGCGTTTCGGCGAACACTGCAAGGTCTTTCATCCGTTGGATGGCGTCATTGTGCGCATCCACCCGGGCGTCCTCAGCCTTCTCCCAGTCTGTAAGCGGCTGGCGGGTGGCATCACGCAGCGCGTCCATGGCGTTCACGAACTCGCGAAGCTCGGTCTCAACAACCTTCGGCATTTCCTTTAGGCGCTTCAGGTAGTCCCGCCCCGGCTTTTCCACTGCAGCTTTCGACTTGCTCACCTTGGCGGCCAGGCTTGCGATGCGCTCGCGGCCCTTGCGAGTTTTCAGGTCCGGTACTTCGCCGGTGACCTCAGCCTTCACCGCCTCGAGGAACTGGTTAAGGCCGCCGGCCACGTAAATCACCGGCGCGTTCTCGGCGCTGATGTCGTCGATCGTGATGACTTGTTGAGTTGCAGACACGGTAGCTCCTTGCGCCATGCCGTTACCGGGGCGCTGCGATTGAATGGGGTAGGGGTTACTGCGGTTCAGCGAATGGATCGAAGCCCAGGCACTCGATGCAGATGGCCGGGCCCTCACCTATTGGTGAAGGGCACAGCAGTTCGTAGTCGACGTTCTTGCCGCACTCCATGCAGGTGTTCTCATCGATATATTGATCTGCCAAGCGCTCGGCGCGGCTTCGCGATATTTCGGTTGGGTCAGGAATTATCATAATGTCACCTGGTCAGCGAGTGCGCTCAGCAGCATCAGTGCCGTGCAGAACAGGAGGGTGGCGAAGCTCCCGCGCCAGTAAGCAGCGCGTCTTGCCTGTAGGCGGGTCATGGCTTATTTTCATCCAACGACAAAAGACGTTCGCCGAGCAGTTGAAGCGCTCTTACCTGCTCGCGGCCGCACCCAACCTCGAGCGCAGTCTCTTTGACTGTCAGCCCTGCACTACGCAGCTTTGCAACGCGTTTTGCCCGCTGCTTACGCTGGATGTCGTATCGCTCTTGACTACGGGTCATCCTCTCACTCTCACAGCAATCCGCCGCCCCTTCTTGATCATCGACAACTGTCTGCGAAGGTCACAGACACGAGTATCACGAGGCAGGCCGATCAATTCGTTGAATGGAATGCCGTAGCCTATGATTGGCATGGCGATGGGTTGGGTGTTTGCCATTGGTTGAGTGGTCATGACTTACTGCCCCACTGATTAACCTTTATTCCGTGAGCCCAAAGAGCCTCAGTTACGCCTTCCCGGTAATGCGGGAATAGGTGGGGTAGGTCGACTCGGATTGCTGATCGCGATGCTAGCCATGCAGACCAGGCGTCATGCGTGCGCGGGTCTTCGTAAAATCCATTTACCTGCGCATTGCTCCAGCCGCGATCAGCTGCCCAGATTTCGAACTGTATTCTGCTGCTATCCATCATAATCCTCCTTGCTTGGCCGCTATCTTGGCCTCACGTTCTTGTCGTAGGCGCTCACCTTGGATAGCGAGAACCGCCTCCATCTGCCCCATGGCGATACGCAGGCGACCGGGCAGCTCAGCGAGACGCTTTGCCTCGGAAGCCCTGCGGAGCTCTTGGAGTGGATCAGGACCGTAGTTGAACCAGTTGTCTTCGGCGCCACCGAGCGATGATCCAGACATTCGTTCATCGAGCAATCGTGCCTGCGCACTGTCTGCGTAACTGGTGCTCATGACGCCATACTCAATCGAGCCATGTCGCGGTCGAAGATCGTCCGGCTGGCTGCCATGATCTGGCGGTGGTAGTGGGAAAACTCTTCTGGAGACAGAACATCTCCCTCCATCAACCCCATGATGTAGCCTCTGGCTTCGGCCAGATCCTTTTCAGCGATGAGGCGACCCGGTTGGAGGGAGTCGTAGATGAGACGGTCAATCTTGGATCTTTGGTGGTCGTTCATGATCGCCTCCTGGGCGCTTATCAACCGCATGGATCAGATGCCCGCGCAGGTGACCAAGCCCGTGCCGTGAAGCACGCGGGCACCTGTCTAATGCAGTCGTGTATGGTGTTTATGTGGAACGGGCGGCTAGCACGGCATCGGCCATTCGGTAGGCCTTTTGAGCCCACTTCCGATATGAATCGGCCGTCTCTCTTTGTCCAACGTAGTCATCTGGCGGCTCAAGGACGGTAATGGCCTTGGCTGCCAAGTAATCGCGAAGGGTCATGCCTCCTTCTGGAGCCCATTGCTCGAAGCCTGATTGCGGGAAAGCTGCGCCTCCGTTTTTCTGGATCATTTCAATCTCCTTGCTGATTAACCAAACACACGGAACTGCCCACGCAAGAACGCGAACGGCCAAATAGGCAGCGGAGAATGGGCAGTGCGGTGTGCTCGGGAGGGGAAGGGGTGACGCGCTTACATCAAATGGATAGCCAGCATCCCGCGATCCATGATCGACAGTTCGCCGGTGCTGTTCATGATTTCTCGTAAGGCTTTTACGCCTCCGGCGATGCCGGTGACTGCGGCCACCACCTGTAACTGACCGCTTTTATCTGCGCGGCGCAGTGCTGCGCGAATCCGATCGTCTTGCTTTGGATCAAGTACGCTCATCGCAATCTCCTATTGCTCGCTCACTGGGAGGCAGTGGCTACCTGTTGAATGGGGTGATGCAGAAGGCGGGCGCTGAACTCCCGCTTGCCAAGATTCCCAACGTTGAGGACTCAAAACCTCATCCGTACCTGGCTGGCGTCACATGCGCATCAGCCTGCGCTTGTTGCTTCATCTGCATCCCGAAGCTGACCGCCGCATGAGAGGAACGGCCACTAAGTCGCAACCTTCTCGATCAGCTTCGGGATGGGCACTCTTGCGAATGCCAATGACTTATTCGATGACGTGATCGGCGTGACGGGCATAGCGCTCCAGTTCATCCTCGGCGATCACCCCCTCACACTCGCCGGTTTCGAACGAGTAAGCGCTGATAGGGGTGTCGTTTGCAGCCAGAAGACCCGCCTGCTCTTCGTTATCTGCCGTCACGATTACTTGGCATACCGCAGTCAGGTAGAAGCTGTATCTGGGCATTCCGCATTCCTCTTGTTGATTTGGTGAGACTCAAAACCACACCGCCATCAGCCCCAACGCAAGGGCGTGCAGCGCAATGATTACTGTCAGCAGCCCCCATGCTTGGGGTGGTGATGGGATGGGTATCATGGGTGGCTCCGGGGTTAGCGTTTGGCTCGCGCCTTGATTTCTTGTTTTGCTTTCTGGTGCGCTTCCCAGTCGGCAAGTGCCTGGGCGATTTCTGCAGGTGTCATGTAGTTCTCCTTGGGCTGATCGATCAGTCGTTGATGTGGATGCTTGACCTCGTGCAGAACTGCGCCGGCGAACTTGCGCTGATTCATATGAGCGCTCAGAGTCATTGCCCGTTGCTGCTTGATATGGCCCATCATTGCGATCTGCGCGGTGTCGGCCGCTTCCTGAGTCAGCGCCTGTATTGCCGCCTCCTCGCTGCCGTACCACTTTGCGAGGAGCTTTGCGCAGGACGCTGCGGCCTCGTTCACAACTTCTTCGCTGACGCCGAATGTTTCGCTGATTGCTGTGTTCATCGGTGTTTCCTCCGGTTTCCCGTCTGGCCCTGTTACCAAGGCCAGCCAGTGAAATCTGTTTTTCAAATCAGGCCCCGGTCGCTCACCCGGTATCACGCTTCCACCCTCGTTGCGGCTTGCGTGTCGCTTGAATGACAGCTTCATGGCCGTCACACCTGTTTGCAGCATTGCCCTGTTGGGTTGCTGGCCTGCTATGCCTGCAGGCTCGGCGGTCTATCAGGTTTAAAGAGCGCGGCCTTTTCAGGCCCTGCCACTTCGTTCTCTGTGGCGTTGAGGTAAATATAAGCGTGCTTATCCAAGCCGTCAATAAGATTGCTTATATTTTTTTAGGGGGACGAAAAAAAGCCCACTCAAGGCGGGCTTTTGCGGCTAAAGAACTATTGCGCAGATTTCAGATTTGTTACAGGGCGGTCACTTGCGGCGCGGGGAGCGCCTTACCGTAGACCACCAAAACACCCGACCCAGCATACGAACGTCCTCAGCGAACTGCTCGGCGGTCATGAACTCGTCGGGAAATTCTTCCGAGTTCTCGCTGCGTATCCTGACGCTGCCACCTGGCAGCCTATGCAGGTACTTCACCCTCAGCATCCCCAGCTGGTTAAAGGCATAGATTTCACCATCAATGATCGAGGTGTCATCCAGATCGAAGCCAATAGCTGCACCGTCAAGTATAAGGCGCTCCATGCTTCGTCCTTTGATCCTTGCGCACGCTGCGCTGCTAGCCTCTACACCCGCTGCCTTCAATGTTGCCCCGCTGAATCGTAGCTTCCTATCGGCAATTTCAACGACTTCAGACATACCTTGTCCACCAGCGAATTCGACTTCCGCAAAATACGGTATTTCATACTCGTCATCATCTAGGGACTCACCTTCTTCCCAGGTGGCAATGTCACCTAAAAGCTCCGCGTTGGCTTCGATGTGCGAAAGTCGACCTTTCATCTCACCAATACCGTCAGACAGCCATATAGCACTAACTGAGCAGGCATGTGCGATTTTTGCAATGTGTGCGCTCTGAAGGTTTTTCCCAGTCTCAAGCTGTGAGATTACAGGCTGTTCAACACCCACAATCTCGGCGAGCTTCTTCTGGGTGAGCCGGGCGCTCTGGCGCGCCATTTTGATTCGTTTGGCAAGAGTATTCATTCGCACAACGTTATAAGCCCTCTTATCTTGTTGCAAATAAGCCTGCGCATCACTAGGATATAAGCAGGCTTATCAGGAGGGCTCTCGATGACCCCCATCGAACGACTTGTCGACTACTTCGGCAGCCAGGCAAAAACAGCAGCAGCGCTCGGCGTATCTCAGGCGTCGGTCTCTTTTTGGGCCAACGGCATCACTCGCATGAGCGCTGACAAAGCATTTCTCGCCGAAGAACTGACTGGCGGGTCGATCACTGCCCGAGAGCTTTGCATGACCCCCGGCCAATCTACTGCCGCCTAACCACCTTCAACCGCCACAGAGGAGTAATACCGATGCCAGAAGAACCACGCTTAAACGAAAAACACGTCAACCAGATCAAGGTTTTGCTGGATGACGAATTTGAAGGCCTTTTGATCTACGCCGCAAAAATCCACGGCACCAAAAAAGGCGTTCTCGCACGCGAAGTTTTGAAGTCCTGGCTGCTTGATCTTGTTGGCAAGTCTATCCGCGATGACCGTGCGGCCTGAAGCAAAACAGTAAGGACCCAATAGGGACCGGAGGCCGTATGCCAGACGAGAAAGGCATGGAGCTTAGCGAGTTGCTTGATCCGGAAGAGGTGAAGTTGTTGGAGGCGGAGGCGGCAAGGCGGGGGATGACCCCGATTGAGCTGGCGAAGCTTGGAATCCAGCAAGAGCTTACGAGAAGGACAAGGCCGAGAGCCATGACAGGGACGATACAAGCGTTCCGCAGGAACACCTGAACTGCCGAATTACAGACATGAAAAAGCCACCGGGCAAGGGTGGCTAATTCGATACAGCAAGTGATGGAGAGATCATGACAGACAGAGCGATTTTCATCAATACCCCAAGCCACCAACCGCTGATTCAGCCTGTGGCAGGCCCATGGCCCGTATACGCAACGTTCAAGACCCTCCCTGAGCAAGACCGCTGGTACATGTACGAGACGGCCAAGGCGCACCGTCGCCTGCTTGAGGCGAGAGGCTTTGAAATGTCCGAGAGCTACGACGAGTTCATCAAACGTGTCACCGATGAGCTGGAGATCTGATCCATGAATTTCTTCCCGTTCCATCCTGGCGATTACATGCTGCGCACAGCTCACCTTGATCCTATTGAGGACCTGGCCTATCGCCGCCTGATCGACCTGTACTACGTCAATGAAGCGCCTCTCACTGGCACCCCTGAGGAGCTTGCTCGGGTCATTCGCCTTCGTTCAAACGCGGCTGAGGTTTCTGCCGTACTGCGCGAGTTCTTTATTGAGGAAGACGGTACCTGGAACCACGGCCATTGTGACGACGTTATTGAGCAATACCGCGCCAAAGCCAAGCAGGCTGCGGAGAACGGTAAAAATGGTGGCCGTCCAAAGAAAACCAAGCAAGAACCCAAAGCTAACCCAGAAGAAACCCAGCCGGTTATTTCTGATAACCCAGAAGAAACCGGATCGAAAGCTAACCAAGAACCAATAACCAATAACCAAATAGATCAAGATCAAGAGATTTGCGCCGCTACCGCAGCGCCAGCTCCTGCCGAGAATCTCCAGAAGATCATCGTCCCTGATCAACCCAAGTCCAGCCGAGGCACCAGACTTCCTGCTGACTGGACACTTCCTCAGGAATGGCGCGACTGGGCCGCTGCAAACCGTTCGGACATCAGCGTAGATCTGGAGGCCGACAAATTCCGTGATCACTGGCATGCAGCCACCGGCACCAAGGCCACCAAAGCTGACTGGTTGGCCACCTGGCGCAACTGGGTGCGCAACGCCAACACCTCTCGCAACGTCCACGCTTTCCCGGCGAAGTCCAGGTACACCAATCTTCCGCAAGTGAACGCCGACGAAATTCGCGCCAAGACCGAAGAAAACAAGCGTCTGGGGGTTCGTCGTGCAAATTTCTAAGTTCGGCGCGCAGCCGCGAGTGAAAAGTCGCGTGGACGACTGTGAAGTTCACGGTCCGTTTGATCGCAAGCTTGTCGAGGCCTTCGATGGCGAGAACCGCGTATTTGGTTGCCCAAACTGCCTGTGGGAGTCAGTCAACACGGCGCCTACCGATTCTGAAGATCACGTCAAAGCGGTGGAGTTGAAGCGCTGGGAATCGCTCAATGACCAGCTGTTTGCCACTGGTGTCGCGCAGCGCTTCCGCCGTTGCTCACTTGAAAACTACATCGCGACCGAGGCAGGTCAAATTCAGGCGTTGAAAACCTGCCGAGCGTATGTCGACCAGTTCGAAGAGTGCATGGACGCCGGCCGCTGCCTGCTCATGCTTGGCAATTTCGGAAATGGCAAAACGCATCTGGGCTGCTCGATTCTGAAAGCGGTCGTTACTCGATACGGTTACAGGGCTTTGTATGCCCCAGCTCCGGACATCATTGCTGCGCTCAAGGCCAGCTTTGCAAAGGGCTCGACTGATACCGAGCAGGCGATTCTTGACGACCTGTGTGCTGTAGACCTCCTGCTGATCGACGAACTAGGTGCGCAGAGCGGGACTGAGTTTGAACGCCATTCTCTGCACACGATCATCGACAAGCGCTACCGCGCCATGCTGCCGACGATCATCACCTCAAACCTGCCGTCGTCGGAGCTGGCTGACTACATCGGTGACCGCGCGCTGGACCGCCTTCGCGAAAATGGTGGGGAAGCCATCGCTTTCACCTGGGCGTCTCACCGTGGGGGTGAGGCATGAGCCGGGATCTGTTCAACATCGAGGCAGAGCATGGGCTTCTGGGTGCAGTCTTGCTCGACAATTCGTTGTTCGACGACATCGCCTCAAAGGTGGCTGTTGCAGATTTTTACGACGAGGACAACGCCGTTCTGTTCCAGGCCATGATCGCCTGCCAAGCCTCCGGCGATCCAATCGACGCGGTCACCGTCAGCCTGTACCAGCAAGAGCTTCCGTATTCGGGAAGCACGCTGGCATTCGCAGCCAACATTGCTCGAAACGTTCCAAGCGCTGCCAACTGGAAGTCGTACGCCCGCGTAGTCAGTGAGCGCGCCGTCCTACGTCGCCTTGTCGATGCTGCGGCTTCGGTCACAGATATGGCCAGTGAAGATGCGCCGCTTGCCGACGTAATCGCCCGAGCGCAACAAGCTATGGCCGATCTTCGCAACCTCGACGATGGCGATGAGGACTACAAGCGACTGGACCAGATCATCGACAAGAACCTCGAGGTCATGGACGACAAAGTAAGTCACCGGTTTCTGGCTGGCGTACAGACCGGGCTTACAGACCTGGACAAGATGATCAAGTGCCTGAAGCCAAAGACTGTCACGGTCATTGGCGGTCTGCCGGGTAGCGGGAAAACAACCCTCGGCATGCAGATCTGCCAGCACAACGCCCTCAATGGCTACGGTACCGCGCTGGTATTCAGCCTGGAAATGCCAGAGGAAGAGCTTGGTAACCGCATGTTGGCGTCAGTCGGCGGTATCGATTTCGGGCGCATCGACATCGGCACCACCATGGAAGACGAAGACTGGGCCAAGTTGACCGGTGCAGTCTCCAAGATCAAAGGGAAGCCGCTATTCGTCTCCGACAAATCTGGGCTGACCCTTTCCCGAATCCGAAGCATTGCCCGCATGGTTCAGAAAAAACACGGGCTCGGGATATTGGCGATCGACTACATCGGCCTCATCAAGTCGGAAGAGAAGTCGCAGAACCGCACCGCTGAGCTTTCGAAGATTTCCACCGGAATCGTCAACCTGGCCAAAGAGTTGAACGTCCCCATTGTGCTGCTCGCCCAGCTCAACCGCGAATCCACCAAACGCCCTGGCAAGAAGCCTCTGGCGAGCGACCTCAAGGATTGCGGCCAGATCGAGGCTGACGCCCACATGATCCTGATCGTTCACCGAGACGCCGACACCGAAGAGGGCCAGAACGGCGTGACCGAAATAATCATGCCCAAATGTCGTCACGCAAAGGTCGACAGCTGCCTCGTCCAGCAACAAGGTAAATACCTACGGTTCGTCAACTTCGCCGGCGCGCGCGAGATCAGCCAGGAAGAAGTCGAGATGGGCCGCAACTTCGGAAGGGAGCGTTTCTGATGATCGTCACCAAACATAAACACCTGCTGAAAGGCACAGCCGATTTCGGCCACCTGGTAGCTAAGTGCGGGAAGACGGTATCGAGCCGTGCCATCACCGAGCACGAGGAATGGGCGACCTGTTCGAACTGCCTGCGCCAGGCGGCCAAGTCAGAAAGCAACGTTCGCGTGATCAGGGGGTGTGTATGAACAGTCGCAACCAATTCGAAGCCCGCTTCCCAGTACCCGAAGGCGTTGCCTGGAACCCTGAAACCTCGCGCTACGTTCTGGTCCACCTGAAGCGCGCGACTGTATCCATCTATGAGGCGCACGTTGAGCGCTGGGCGGTGTGGCAGGCGGCCTGCGATGCCATGCAAAAGGAACTGCATCCGTTTCGGCCAGCACAGGATCTGCCAACTATCGGGCACACCGGCTGTGTGATCTGCGGTCAGTTTACCGATCATGGGGGTCTCCAGTGCCCAAAACTTCGCGCTTACTCCTTTTGCGAAACTCGGGAGGTCCACCAATGACCAACCGAATCTGGATAACCCTAGCCCTGATCACCCTGTTACTCGGACTGGGTGCCTTGCCAAAGGTTGAGCGTGCTGTTGCGCCTGTAAGTCGTGGGGAACTTTTCAAATGAATATCGAGAAGATGCGGGCCGCATGGTCTGCCGTGAAAAAAAACGCAAAACGCGAACTGGGCATTCTGCTCGTTATGGTCATCTTCGGATTGGTCGCAGCAGTTATAGCTGTGACGATCATTCTGGGGAGTGCCTTCTTGCCCGACTGGGCTGTGTGCTCTCTAGTCGCCGCTGGGGTCATATGGATGGTTTTTGGCGAGACCATCGCTGCCGGCGTCCGTGCCTATCGCGGGGTGAAGCCATGACCGACTACATCAACCTTCAATCTCGCTGCCAGCGCGGCGAATCCACCCTGGCTGGTGCCAACAATCTTCTGGCTGAGTGTCACGCAGCGCTGGGCAAGTTGCTCGCGGAGGTTGAAAGCCTGCGCAAGGAATGCTCCCGGTTGGCAGCAGACAATCAGGCTTTGCTGGAAAACCCCGAGGACGCGCTATGACCGACATCAAAGCTTTGAAGGCGCTGATCGAATCAATCAAAGGGTTTGACGCTCAGGAAGAAGTGGATGCTGACCTGTACGAGCAGACGTTTCTTCAGTTTGAAGCCGCTACAAATCCTGACGCAGTTCTGGAGCTGATCGCGGATATTGAGCGCCACAAGGAAAATGTCCACCGCGCCGGACTGAAATTCCTTGAGGTTTGTACCCAGCGCGACCAGCTCAAAGCCATCAACACCGACCTGCACGCAACCCTGCAAGCTGCCAAGGGGGAGATTGAGCGCCTGCGCCTGGATAACCAGAGCAAAGACGGTTCGCTCAAAGCGCTAGGCAAAAACCTCAAGGACAGAGAGCGTCAGTTGAGGAAGCTTGGCGGTGTTGTTGAGGAGAACAAGGCGCTGCGTGAGTTGACGACCGAGCTTTACCGCTCAGTTGAATGCAGCAACGTTCATCACTGCAAGGCTGAGCAACATGGCGACGATGAGCCATGCAAGGTGTTGGCGCGCATCGAGGCCACCATGAGCAAAGGAGAGCAGTCATGACCGACAACCTTGCTAGACCGAGCGAAGGCATGATCATCCGAAACAAGCGCAGCGGGACCATGTATCAGATTGCGGTAGTTGAGTCTGATCGGGTTTACATAAAGCCCTATTGGCCGGGTCGCAATGCTCGGTCAACTTGGAAAACTCTGACCCGCCTCTGGTGCGACTGCTATCGCGTAGACGATACGGCGGTGACTCATGGCTGAGAAGATCCGCATCAACTCGCTTGCCGACCTGTCGAGCATCAACGCCGCGATCCGCCAGAAGGGTTTCCCCTGCAATGTGACGATCACTGGCGCCACCCGAAGCCTTCCGCAAAACGCACTTTTCCATAAGTGGTGTGAATGCGCTGCCCAGTTCTTCGTGAGCATGGGCAAGACCACGTTCGCCACTGGCGCCCCGATGAACATGGAAAACATGAAGCGCAACCTGAAACTGACTTTCCTCGGTGAAGAGGTGGTGCGCGACATCAACCTCAAGACCGGCGAAGTCACCGAGCGTTACGAACTGCGCCACACCAGCAACCTGGACAAGGGTGAGATGCATTCCTTCATGACCTGCATCGACGCATGGGCGCAAGAGCACGGCATCTACCTGCCGCATCCGGAAGACAGTGAATACATGAAGATGAGAATCGTCTTCGGGGAGGCAGCATGATCACTCTCAAGACCCTAATCCGGTCCCTGCTGACCATCCTCGAAGCTGGCTACCACTCCAACCCCATGTCTGTTCAGGTAGGGGGTGGGATGTGACAGCCATCGCCAAATGCCCACCCAAGCGCAAATCCAAGGTCTGCGCCAACCCTGCCTGTGGGAGTGAGTTCGTACCCGCTCGCCTCGGGCAGAAGGTATGCAGCCCTCGTTGTGGAATCGCCATCGCTCCCGTGAACGAGGTCAAGGTACGCAAGGCACTCGCTGACATAGGCCGCAAGGAGCTGAGAGCGGCCAAGGAGCGCGTCAAGACGAAAGGGCAGTGGATGCGTGAGGCTCAGACGGAATTCAACGCTTGGATTCGCCTCAGGGACGCCGCGCTGGGCTGCGTGAGCTGTGACAAGCCGGCAACTTGGCAGGGCCAATGGCACGCGTCGCATTTTCGCAGCGTTGGCTCATCGCCGGAGCACCGATTTAACCCCCTCAACGTGCATAAGGCTTGTTCGGTCTGCAACAACCATCTCAGTGGAAACATCCTCGGGTTCACTCCTGAGCTGATCCGTCGCATAGGCGCTGAAGCGGTCGAGGCCCTATTAGGCCCAAGCGAACCCAAGCGCTACACCATCGAAGACCTGAAAGCCATCAAGGCCAAGTACCGGGCACTGACCAGAGAATTGAAACGAGGAGACGCAGCATGATCTATTCCAGCGTATCAGGAGCAGTAGTCGCTGCGTTGGCGGCGGGCGAGAAGGGGGCTTCGAAAGGACAGGCATGGCAGAAGCTCTACAATTCGAACGAAGAGGACACTGGATGTCTCGCCTCCCTCGGCGGACATTCGGGCGGGCTGGACCGCACCCAGGTCGACTATTGGCTATCGGCGCGCCTTCATCACATGCTCATCCCTCGCCATTGGAATGCGCTGGGCGCTAAGTACAGCACCAATCGTGCACGCAAGCTGCAGGCCATCACAGGCATCATTCCGCTGATTGCCAGTCCTGCGCCTGAGCTGTTTGTGCACAAAGCCGTCACGGCCTGGGCGATTCCAAAGCTCAAGGGCGAGCGCCGCAAAGGTCCAGCGTCCGTTTCTGTCGAGATCCCCCTCGACACTCCGCCTAGTCGTCGCGAGGCAATCGTCAATGCAGCATTGGCGGCAGGCCGATCTGCACGCGCCAAAGCAGAAGCCCAGCAAACAGACCTGATCATCCTCCCTGACAGCTTCTACGACATGAACACCTGGGATCTGGACGGCACACCAGAGTCGACGCGTTACCGGTGGCGTGACGGGATCAAAGAGAAATTGAATGGGATGATCAACGATGCTTTGGCAGAGGTCAGGAAGATCCTCGAGGAGGAAGGACTGCTAATTCAAAATGCTGCGTGATTGCCTATTGACATCTGTGAGAGAGTGAGAGAAATTATCTCCATCCTGTCATTCCTGCGTGTGTAGCGGATAGACATCGAAAGCCCGGCCACTGCGTCGGGCTTTTTCGTATTCGGCTCACCCACACCCATTGCTCCGAGCTGGGAGTGCTGGTGATGCCGACTTGATTGAAGTGGCCTAATCAGGCCCTCAGTTTCCATCGCTGTCCCTCCAGCGCCTTGGCCGCCACCAGTCGGCCCTTTTACTCCGGAAAGCCCATGACTGACGTATCCCGCATCGCCGACAGCACGGTGTTTAAAATCGTCGTGCCTGTCCTGCAGACCGTTTTGTCTGCTGCCGCGATCGGTGCGTTCGTGTATGTCGTGGGTTCGTTGTCCACGCTTCAGGCCTCGCTGAACGCATACCAGACCAGCCAGGCGCTACTGACCCAGCGAGTTGACTCCCTTGAGCGCTCCCGCGACGCCGGTGACAAATTCATCGACACGCTGCGCAGCTCTGACCAGCGTCAAGACTTCCGCCTCGATGCGCTCACCGAGATGGCAAAGTCTTGGGGAAGACCAAAGTGAGGTGCGCACTGGTTGTAGTGCTGGCGCTTGCCGGTTGCGCGCCGAGAGAAGTGATTCATGACCCACGGCCAGCACAGCACACGACGGTATACCGCTACACCTCGGCGCCGGCGATATGTCCAAAGCCAGAGAATGCCAGCGAAGCCGAACTACGCCGCGTGACGAAGAGCCGTGACGACTGGAAGCGCTACGCCGAAAGCCTCGAAAAACTACTACCCGCGGACGCAACCAATGGCACTCATCCCTGAATGGCGGAAAGCCTGGCGATTAACCAGTGTGCAACTGGCAGTCGCTGGTGCTGTGCTCAATGCGGCAGCAGCGGGGTGGTCAGTGTTCCAGGGAGCGGTTGATCCTCTTGTGTTCGCTGTCGTGAACATGGGGCTCAGTATTGCAGTCGCGGTATCCAGGGTCGTCCAGCAATCGAAGCTGCATGAGCCACCGACTAACGAATAACTCTCGCTACGAATTCAGATGCGTCCATATCGTGGCGCGAGGTAGGCAAATGGCCAGGATCACTATGACCCTTACCGTCAGCTACTCATGGTGGGTGATGCCATACCTCAGCGCCGTAGACCTGTTCAGTCAATTCACAGGACTTGAGCCTGACTATGACCGGGTAGTTGCCACCGCTTTGCGTGGTTTGAAGATCAAGGCGGTTGATGAGCTATGACCACTACAAAACCGCGAATTCCTGTGACTTCTGGCGGGGTCATTACAACCGACAGTCTCTCGAACATGGTGGCCAACATCGGCACCAACAGGGACAAGCGTTCGCACAGTCAATTCGGCTTCGAGTTTGTCACCCCGTATGAACTGGAAGCGGCGTATCAGTCGAACTGGCTGGCCCGCCGGATCGTGGACAAGCCCAACGAGGATGCGCTGAGAGAATGGCGCGCCTTCAGTGGGAAGCAGGCCAAGCAGATCGCCAATGAAGAGCGCCGTCTGGGTGTTCAGCAAGCCTACCTCGATACTTGCTGCTGGGCTGACCTGTACGGTGGAGCAGCTATCCTTATGATCACCGGTCAGGACCTGAGCCAACCGCTCAACCTGGACAAGATCAAAAAGGGTGGGCTGAAGAACCTGGTCGTGTTCGACCGCTGGGATATCCAGCCGATGTACTTCAACTTCTCGGATCCGCTTGCGCCGAACTGGATGCTCCCCGAGTTCTACATGATGGTGAACGGGCAGCAGAGAATTCACTACTCCCATGTCATCCGGCGCACGGGTACTCGCCTGCCGCGCCGCATGCGCCAGTTCGAACAGGGCTGGGGTGATAGTCGTCTGCGTCGTTGTATGTCTGACCTGCGCGATGTGGTGGCGACTAAGGGCGGAATTGCCTCGCTGGTGCTTGAGGCAAACGTCGACACCGTTAGTGTTGATGGGTTGAAGGCTGCTCTGGCGAGCCCACAAAAAGATCAGGTCACTGAGCGTTACCGCCTCTTTGGGATGATGAAGTCCATCGTCAATCTAGCGTTGCTGGATAAGCAAAGCGAAACGTACGAGCGCAAGAGCATCGCCTTCTCTGGCCTGAGCCAGATCATGGAACAATTCATGGTGTGGACGGCAGGCGCTGCCGAGATGCCGGTGACCGAGCTTTGGGGTCAATCAGCCTCGGGCTTGAGCGCCAACGGCGAAGGCGACCTGAAGACCTACCACGGCACGATCAAGGGCAAGCAGGACGGCCAGATGCGCCTGGACCTCGAGTTACTTGACCAGGTGCTGATCCGCTCGGCGCTTGGCACCTACCCGGACGACATCGAGTTCGAATGGAATCCGCTGGCTCAGACCTCTGGTGTAGAGCAGGCACAGGAAGACCTGGCCGAGGCTCAGGCCGACTCGCTGTATCTGGAAAACGGGGTGATCAAGCCCAGCCATGCGATGCGCAAGGCTCAGGCCAAGGGCACCTACGCCATCACCGACGAACAGATCGCAGCGCAAGAGAAGCTGGAGAAGGATCAGGCCGATGGCAATTTCGACGACGGCGAAGGCCTCCCGGGCTTCTCCCTTGGCAAAGCTGACAGCGCAGAATCGGGCGCTGATGGAAAAACGGCCAAAGAAACCCCGAGCCCCTAAACCGGTCCTTCCGAGCAAGGGTGCGGAGCAGTTCTATCGTGGACAGCTTCGTGCCTTGGTCAGGCTGATGGCTGGATTGCTGGTTGAGGTACTTGAGCCTGAACTGAAGCGACTAAAGCCCGACTACATCGCTGATAGTCGCATGACACTCGATGGCAGTTGGACTGAAGAGATCCTGAAGGCGATCCGCAGCGTGTCACAGCGGTTCGTCACGCCCCTGTTTGAAGCGCAGATACAGCGAGTGGCTGCGAGCACGATCAGCCGCGCCGAAGCCGACAACGCTGAGGACTTCCGCGACTCAATAAATCGTGCTGTCGGTATCGATTTCGAGCTGATCACACGGCCCAAGGGCATGCAGGACTACCTTGAGGCGTCCACCGCTGAAAACGTGAACCTGATTAAGTCCATACCTGCTGACTACTTCCGCAAGGTCGAGACGATTGTGCTGGGCGGGATGAAGGGCGGGCTTGCACCTACCGCCATCGCCAAGCAGATCCAGGCAGAAACAGGTGTCACAGCGAGACGCGCCAAACTCATAGCGCGCGATCAGGTGTCTCAACTCAACTCGGATCTTACCCGCCAGAGGCAGGTGGCCGCAGGGCTTGAGTTCTACAAGTCAGTGGACGCCGGCGATCAGCGTGTGTCCGGCAACCCAGCGGGCAAGTATCCGAACGCAAAGATCAGCTGCTACGGCATCGCGCGCAAGGATATCGGCCACGGCCCGGGCGTCTACACCCTCGCCGACGGCGCTGAATGGGGCGGCAAGACAGGCCTTCACCCAGGCAAGCACCACCCACTCTGCCGTTGTGTCGCCATCGCCATGATCCCCGGCGTGAATTACTTTCCCGACAAGGGCAAATGATGAAACGAATGACCATCGACGAGACGTTCGCGCCTACGTCTCGCACTCTTACGCCTGAAGGTTTCCTCTGTGTGAAGGGTATCGCCGCGCGCACTGGGGTTTATCAGTACCTGTCGAGCGAGCTGGAGCTTGATGGGCCTGAGCGCATCGTCAACGTGTACCGCTCCCCTGAAGAGGTCTTCGATCCTGTATCGATGGCCACCTACCTCGACAAGGACGTGACCAACGATCACCCGTCAGACTTGGTTGACTCCAAGACATTCAAAGAAGTCTCGGTGGGTCATGTGCGCGGCGTCGAGCGCGACGGCGACAACCTCGTCACCGACAAGGTCATCAAGGATCAGTCAGCTATCGATGACATCGAGTCGGGTAAGGCTGAACTCTCCCCCGGCTACACGGCTGAATACATTCTCGCTCCCGGGATCGCTCCAGACGGCACGCCGTATGAGTACGAGCAGCGGGACATCAAGATCAACCACATCGCGGTTGTACAAGCAGCACGGGCCGGAAAGGTCGCCCGTATTTTTGACCACAAACCGAAAGGTAACCCCACTATGGCGACCCGGAAGCTCTTTCTGGACTCCAAGAAAACCCGCTCCGTCGTGCTTGACGAAGAACATGCCGTGATCGTGGAAGACGCTATCACCAGCCTGATTCGTTTCGCCGACGAAGAAACCGCCCGTGCCGATAAGGCCGAAGCCACCAAGGACGCAGCCGAAGAAGAACTGGAGGAAGCGAAAAAGGCCACCTCTGACGCTGCCATTGGCCTGCGTGTCAGAGCCACCCTCGACACCATTGCCCTGGCCTCGAAAGTCGTGAAGTCCTTCGACGCCAAAGGCCTGGTCTCCCCTCTGGAAATCAAGCGCGCCGCCATGGCGCAGCTGAAGCCGACCCGCGACTGGGCGAACAAGTCCGAGGCCTACGTTACCGCCGCATTCGATGCTGCCGCTGATGAAGCGGACGAGAAGGATGACGAAGACGATGACGGCACCAAAACCAACGACAGCCTGCGCCAGTTCGCGAAGGACGCCACCAAGGCACCGAAGCTGACCACCGATGGCTCCGACGCCTATTCCAAGTTCCTGCGAGGTGATAAGTAATGGCCACCGCAATTGATACATTTGGCCAGTACGCTGGCAAGGCCTACGAAGGTCAGATCAACGATCTGTCCATGGCCGATGTCACCACCGGCGTGGCAGATGTTGTCATCCCCTTCGGTCGCGCCGTTGTATCCGGCTCAGCCGCCAAGCGTGACGCTCTGCCTGGCGCAGGCGCTGGCTTCTTCCTGGGCATCTCGGTGACCAAAACCGTCGGCGTCAGCTCCAGCTACGTTACCGGTCAAGGTCAGGGCAGCGTAAACCTCCCTGGCTCCTATCGCGTTGGTGAAGAAACCAGCCGCGTCAGTCATGGCCGCGTATGGGTCAAGACGCTGGGCGGTGCAACCGTAGGCCAGCAGGTTTATGCCCTGCCAACCACTGGCGAACTGACCAACGCCGCTACCGCTGGCAACCACCTGCTTCCAGGCTGCACCTTCCTGACCGCTGCTGCGGCCGGTGAGTTGGCACTGATGCAAGTCAAGGCCATCAACCCAACCACCATTGCCGCTTAAGGAGCGCTCACATGAGAACAATGGACGCACAGGCCCAGGCGCAACTGGGCTTTCTGATCGGCAACCTGACGTACATCGAACAGGAGGTGCTGCGTCAGCCGTATCCCGAGATTCGATATCCATCCCTGCTGAACGTTGACACTTCGGCGCCGGACTACATCGAGTCAATCGGCTTCAAGGTGCTCGACTACAAAGGTGAGCCGGCTCCAATCGGCGACCTGTCTCACGACTTCCCGCTGGCCGAGATCGCATCTAAGATCGGCGGCGTGGACGTGGTGCAGGCTGGCCTGGGCTACACGTACACCCAGATCGAAGTCGGCAAGGCCATGGAAATGGCGAACGCTCAAGGCTTCGGCGGTGCGATCAACTACCTGGCTGAGAAGCCAATCGCGACCCGCACCCTGACCGAGCAGTGGCTCGACCGCGTTGCGATGGTCGGTGATGCGCGCTGGTCTTCGCTGGCAACCGGTGGATTGATCAAGTATCCAGGCGTTCCTGTACTCGCTACCGGCACCCTGCTGGGCGGCGCGAACAAGACCATTGCGCAGATCCTCGCTCAGGCGCCGGACACTGCTGCAAGCGAAATGCTGACCCTGCTGAACAAGCTGATCCTTCAGGTCTACTCGGTTCAGACCAACAGTATCTTCCGCCCGACCACCATCCTGCTTCCGCTGACGCAATACGGCCTGCTGGAAACATTCCGAATCCCGAACACCTCGGAAACTCTGATCAGCTACCTGGAACGCGTACTGCGAATCACCTTCGCGCCGGTGCTCCAGTTGGCGGGTGCTGGCGTAGGTGGCACCGACCGGATGATGGCTTACACCCAGAATCCTCAGTTCGCCAAGTTCCATCTGCCGCTCCCGTTTACGCTTAATGCGCCAATTCCATCCCATGGTGGATTGCGATTTGAGGCGGCAGGTCTCGTGCGCACTGCTGGTACAGAGCTGCGCGTTCCAATGAGCCATGCTTATGTGGATGGCATCTAAGGGGGTCGCATGACTTCGAAGAAGGTTTACACCAATACCAGTGCCAACCCGGTGTTCCTGTCGGACGGTACCTCGGTGGGCGTCGGCGAGCAAACCACCGATGCCCAATACGAACTGGCGAAAGGCTCGTTCTGGGAAGAGCATGGCGTGCTGGTTCCGGGCGCGCCTGAAATCGCCCCCGAGAACAAGGCTCAACTCGACGAACTTCGCGCCGAGAACGCCAAGCTGAAGGAGGACCTGTTCAGCGAGCAGTCCAGCCGCCAAAAGCTGGAATCGGACCTGAAGGACCTGCCTGGCCAACTGAAGACCGCGCAGGACAAGCTGACCGAAGAACAGGCCCGCTCCCAAAAGCTGGAATCGGACCTGAAGGCTGCACTGGCCAAGAAGTAAGGCCGCCAAGCAACACCAAAACCCCGCTAACCCCGGGGTTTTCTCATTTCATAGGTGCGCGACGTGGCAGAAATCAATGTTGATGTGACGCCGCAGATCGTCGCGGACTTCCGCGAGTTCTACGAAGAGTTTGCAGACGAGACCAAATGGTCGGATGCAAAAATCACCAAGGCGCTGAACATCGCCAAGGGTGAGCTCGGCACCTGCCGCTGGGGTCTGTACGAACCTTATTCCTTCCTGCAACGCGGCTGGTTCTCATTGACGGCCCATTACCTGACCTGGAATACGGCAACGACCTCCGCTACGTCGGCAGATGGCAGTGCCTCCACCCCCTACGCAGTGGCCAGCAAGAGCGTGCGCGATGAATCAGTGTCGTACGCAGTTCCGGCGGCGAACGCTTCCCTGACGGTATGGGAGGCAGCTCTGGCGCTGACCCCGTACGGCCTTGAATACCTGCACCTACGTGACAGGGCTGGGATGGGGGCCATCTGCGTATGATCAGGCCCGAAGTCAGCCTGCTTGGCACCCAGCAGGTTCAGAATGCCATGAAGAAGCTTTCCGAAAGACTCAAGAGCAATACCCGCGTGCTGGCTGGCGTTCCCAAGGGCGCTGGTGTCTATGAAGACGGCCTGACCCTGGCTACGGTGGCAGCAGTAAACAACTTCGGCTCGGCCGACGGAAAGATACCGCCACGCCCTGTGTTGCAGCCCGCGATCGAGAAAGGCGCGCTGCAGTACCAGCGCCTTGCTGAACTGATGATCCCCAAGGTTCTCACTGGCGAAATGGCGATGCGCATCCTGCTCGAGCAGATGGGCCAGCTTGCAGAGGGGCATATCAAGCAGGAAATCACTGACCTGCGCGACCCACCCAACGCCGAGTCGACGATTGCCAAAAAAGGATCGGACAACCCGCTGATCGATACCGGCGCTTTCCGGCAGTCCATTCGCTACGTCATCGACGACGGCACCGAAGCAATCGAAGAGGGGCTGTGATGGGCCTGAACATGCGCGGCCACGTCAGCGGCCCTTTCGTCAGTCATCGCGGCGTGCAGAGAGTTCGCTACAGCAGCCAGGTCATTGACTTCGAACAGAAGCTGACCATGACGCTGCTCGATACGTTCGACGCCAACGTCCAGCCGGCGAGCGACAAGGAAATCGAATTCCTCCAGATCGGCGCCGAGCGAATCAACGATATCCGGGTCATCCACCGCAACGATGGCAAGGGGATTGAGGTGTCGACTCCCGGCAACCTTGCGGACATCCTCGTTTTCGCCGAGACGCCAGACAAGCCCGCCACCTGGTGGAAGGCAATGGCAACGGATTACCGGCCGTGGCACAACTTCTGCCGCGCGGTGATTGCCAAGCTTGACCCGGCAGAGATCGCCAAGCTGGAGGGCCAGACCAATGCTTGACACCAAGGCGTTGTGCAAGACGGTCTGCCGCATCGTCGTCGCGGCCACCGGACTTCCTCCTGATCACGTCATCATCGGCGACCCGGGCGGTCCTTCCCCGGCTGGATCCTACTGCGCGGTGCGCTTGCAGGACCCTGCCCAGTTCGGCCAAGCCCACGTGACGCAGCGCAACGTCCCAGCACTGGACGACCCTCAATACGAAGACGTAATCGTTCGGGTTGCAACCCAGTTCACTCTTGGGTTCAGCCTGAACTTCTACCGTGCGGGCGCCATGGCCTACGCCGCATCGATCAGCGAGGCGAATAAGCGCGAGCCCATCAAGAACATCATGCGCCGCGACAAGCTCGGATGGTCGCGCGTGTCAGCGGTGAACAACCTGACCGGCCTGTATCAGGCGGCCATGGAAGAACGAGCCCAGCTCACCCTCTACCTATACGGCGAATCCATCGCAGAAGACCGCGTACAGCGGATCTATCGCGTCGGCTTCGAAGTGCAAACCGAACAATCTGGCGCGATCGCGCAAGGGGAAGTAAATGGCTTATCCGGCTGAAGACATCATCAACATCACCACGCTGATCAGTTCAGCCGGGCTCGGCAACGCCAACTTCGGCGCGGGCATGGTGTTCGCGGACTTCGACTCGTCCAGCGATGCGACTTTCGCGGAGGGCAGCTACCGCGACTACGGCAGCGCTTCGGCAGTGGCGGCTCACTTCGACATCGCGTCCGACCCGTACAAGGCCGCCCTGGCGTGGTTCTCGGCGATTCCCAAGCCGAAGTCGCTGCGCATCTACCTGCGTATCGAAGAAGACACCCCTGTCGAGTCGATGAACGACGCCATCAACAAGGGGATCTGGTTCTACTGGTTCGAATTCGAGACGACCATCCGCGCAAACGACGCCGACGTGCTGGCTCTGACCAGTGCTGGCGATGCGGCAGGCAAGTTCTACGCGTACACCACAAGCCAGGCAGCTGTGCGAGATCCGTCCCTGCAGACCGACATTGTCAGCAAGGCAGTGACGCAGGGTTCACGCCGGATGTTCGTGCTCAGCCATGCTACGGCACCCTACGCGGGCTTCGAGCTGGCGGCAGTATTCAGTCGCGTCAACTTCAACGCAGCCAACACCACCATCACCGGTGAGTTCAAGAAACTGCCAGGCATTGACGCAGAAGACCTGACCAAAACCGCTTACGCAGCGATGAAACAGAAAGGCGCCGTTTTCTACACTAAGGTGGAAACCGGTGGCGAATTTGATAACGGCCGCGTCATCAACTCGAAATCAACCTCGACGTTTGGCGAGTTTATCGACGACGTTTTCAACCTGGACGCCTTCGTCAACTTCCTCACTGTCGGCTTATACAACGCACTGGCGAAGGTTCCGACCAAGGTCAAGCAGACGCCGGAAGGCCAGCAAATCCTGATCGACGCTGCTGCTCAGATCGGCGAGAAGTTCATCGACAACGGTTACCTCGGCGCGCGTCTCTACACAAGCGATGTGACTGGCGAGCAGGTCCTGAGCCGGGGTTACGAAATTCTGACTGTGGCTAACGACATCCTCGACATCAGCGATGCTGAACGCGCAGATCGAGCCGCAGCCCCCATCACCATGCGCCTGTTCCGGGCCGGTGCCATCCATACCGTCGATGTCACGGTTCAAGTTGATTAAGGAGCAATAGAGCATGGCCTTGAGCGATCTCTCAGTAGAAAACACGATTGTCGTTATCACTGGCGTCGGAGTTATTGATGACTGGGGAGTTACTGACCCGCCGTTCACCGTTGAAGTAATCGATGATCAGGCCAACCTGCGCCGAGCGCTGGGCGGCAATGCCGTCAGGTTTCATCGAAAAAATCCAGGCCTGCGGTTGACGGTCAACCTCAACCCGGGGAGCCCGCAGTCTCTGGCTCTTCAAGCATTGGTTACGGCAAGGGCAGAGGTTTCGGGCTCCTACGCTTCAATCGCAGGGCTTGAAGGGGCGGTCTTTTCTGAAGGTGTTATCACCCGAGGAAAATCCATGGCGCGTGGCGGCCCAGGCATGAATGACGGAACCTTCGTCATGGAATTCAACAAAGGCGTGATTGTATGAATGCCGCTGAATCATTGATTCGGATCATCGAGTTCGAGGGTGTTCGTTACCGGTTCGCCATGCCAAGTGCTGAAAAGCAGCGTGCGGTACTGTTCAGACTGGGCAAATACGGCGTCGAGCCGATGATCCGTGGTCTGGCGCTGGCTGAAGTTGGTGGCGCGTCCTCGATCGCCATTGCTGGCGGTATCGTTGGAACCATGCTCGCCCGCGTCCCAGAAGATGACTTCAACTTCATCTGCGACAGCATGCTGGCGAAGCTCTTCAAGGAAGGTGAAACCACGGCTCTGACGCTGCATGACTTCTCTGGACGCCTCAAGACCTACTTCACACTGGTCGTTCTGGCGCTGGGGAATGCGTTCGAGGATTTTACCGGACTCCTGACCCTCTTCCAGAAATCTACCGATTCAGCCGAAGCGGTGGATCAGAGTCAGGAGAACGGCTCAACCCCGCAATCGACTGGGAACTCTGGCGACCCTGCATAGGGATTCCCGGCCTCTGCCCTCCATTGTGCGAATACAAGGACCTGCAGAACGGAACCTACTCGCTCGGGTGGGTGCGCCGGGCCAATCTAGCCATGGATGAGATGCTGTACGCCCGCCATCTGGCAGAAGCCAATCGCCCGAAATAGCCCTGCACTCGCGGGGCTTTTGCTTTCAAGGAGTGCGCCGTGAAGGTGCTTGAATCGTTTCTCATTGCCCTGGGTTTGAAGGTCGACAAAAAGTCCTTTGAGGCTGGCGAGAATGCATTCAGCGGCCTGACCAAGACTGCCCTGCAACTTGGCGCGGTGCTGGCGGGTAAGCTGGCCATCGACAAGGTGGTAGGTGATTTCAAGAACGCCGGTACAGAGCTGAACAACTTCAACAAACTGACCGGGCTGAGCACGCAAAACGTTCAGGCGCTTGGACAGGCTCTCACTGCTCAGGGCGGAAGCGCCGCAGACGCGTTCTCCGCCATGCAGAAGATCCAGGATCTGATGGCCTCGCCGATCACTGGCAACACCGGTTGGTTTGGCGACGTGGCAAAGCTCGGGCTGAACCCCGACGTGATCATCAGGGCGAATGACACCGCCGAGGCGCTGGCAAACATCGCAGGTGAGTTCGAACACATGACACCGCTGAACCAGCGTCTGGCCGGCAGTGCGCTCGGCCTGGACGACTCGACTGTTCGGTTGCTCATGCGTGGTCGTGCCGAAGTCGAGAAGCAGCTCGACTCTCGAAACAAGCTTGCCGTCATGACGGACAAGCAGGTTGAGGACGCTGCGCGCCTGACCAAGGCCACCAGCGAGCTTGACCAGGTGTTCACCGATATGGGTAACACCATTGCCGGCGAACTGGCCCCAGCTTTCGCTGAACTGGCCGAGGACTTCGTCGCCTTCTACCGAGGCAACAAGGAATTGGTCGATTCTGGCTTGCAAGAGTTCTTCGGCGGTCTGGCGAAGAACATCGAGTTGGTTTCTATTGCCGTAGCGCTGATGGGCGGCGCCAGTGCTCTCAAGGGCCTTGCTGCGCTCCGCGCGCTGGTCGGTCTTGGCGCTGCGGGCACAGGCGCAGCCGCTGCTGGTGCTGCCGCAGGTGGTGGATCGGCTGCCGCGGCCGTCGGCGTTTCAGGTCTGGCAGTTGCTGGTGTCAGCGGTGCCGCGCTTCTCTACTCGAGCAAGCTGAACGAGGGTGAGGATCAGGAACTGCTCAACAATCGGCTGAAGCAAGGCGGCATGGAGGCTGCCGGAGCGACCATCGACTTCTTCCGCCAGAAAGGCTGGACCGAAGAGCAGGCCAAGGGCATCGCTGCCAATATCCAGACCGAAAGCGGATTCAAGTCCGACGCCGTCGGTGACGGCGGGCAGGCCTATGGTTTGGCCCAGTGGCACAAAGACCGTCAGGACAACTTCACCAAGTTCTCCGGCAAAGACATCCGTAAATCCACCGGTGCAGAGCAGCTTGAATTCATCAACCATGAGCTCACCAAGGGCCGGGAAAAGTCCGCCGGTGAGAAATTGCGTCTCACATCGAGTGCCGAAGAAGCCGCAAGCATCGTTTCCACTGAATACGAACGACCGGCTGATCGCAGTGGTGAGGCCCAGCGCCGGGGCGAACTGGCGAAGTCCTACGGCGGGAGCGCGGACCCAAGCGTACCGCCTGCGGGTCGCGAGGTGACCGATGAAGAACTGACAGCGCTACGCCAAGGCTACAGCCAGCCATCGAAGCCCGAAGAAGGTCTGCTCGACAAGACGAAGGACTGGCTGGATTCCCACCGCAAGAAGGATCCGGTTCAGCCTCCCCAGCGAGAAGCGCCGCGTGAGTACTCGGTGGACACGGTTGTCCAGCCTCCGGCCAAAGCCATTGAAGCACCGGCAGCCGCCCCAATCGCTGCGCCGCCGCCTACCTCAATCAACGACAACCGTCAGTTCCACATCCACGGTGCCGATCCCGAGAAGGTCAAGCAGCTCTACAACGAGCAGTTAAGCGGCCTGACTGAGTCAACTATGGAAGATTTCCGGAGTCCCGAACGATGAGCATCGCCAGCGGCGTCATGAGTATTTTCTCCAAAACGCTGCCTGCTTTGGGTCTTATCGAGTTCGATGCGAAGCTGGAAGGAGTAACCAGCAAGGCTATTCAGCTCACGCAGTTCCCTGTCGAGTTCGGAGCCAACGTCAACGATCACGCGATATTGCTTCCTGATCGTTACATTCTCACAGGCGCGGTATCCAATACTCCGCTCGGGATTGGTCTGGATGACATTGGAATGATGGGGGCTGGCGCAGTTGCTTCGTCCGTTGGCGGGGTTGCTGGTGCGGCCATCAGCGCCGTATCTGCATACCTGCTGGCTGGCAGTGACGAAACACGTGCGGCGACCACCTGGCGCTCGCTTTCGGATCTGCTCAAGGCGCGCGCGCCCATCGAATTGGTCACCGAATATGAAACCTTGCCTGAGATGGTCATTGTTCGCCTTGACCAGCGGACGCGCCCAGAAGATGAGGACGGACTGATCTTCATTGCTGAGCTGCAAGAAATCCGGCGAATCAGCTCTCAGGTAGGACAAGGCGTCACCTCTGCCGACCAACTGGCTCAGAACGATCCGGTTGCAACTCAAGGTGCGCCGATGGTCACGACGGGTTCCGCCTCCGTGGAGATCATCGAATGAGTCGGTACAAAGTTGAGGTTCAGTCGCTTCCCGCACAAACCTTCAGTGCGGCCCTCGGAAATAACACGCTCACCATTGAAATCCAGTGGATGTCCAGGTTCGAAGTGTTTCGCGTGAACATCCTGAGTCCTCAAGGAGCACTGCTGACGGCGGGCCGATACTTGCTGCCTGACGTGGACCTGCTGGCGGGACTCTATCCACCGTCCGACATCGATTACGGATCTCTGATGCTGGAGGGCGAGCCGCCGACCCCCGCCAATCTTGGCATCACGAACACACTGGTGTGGTCAGATGGCTGATGAAATCTACATGCGCCGGTACCGCCTCAAGGTCGGGCGCGAGACAGGTTCGCTAACCTATGAAATGAACACGACTGGTGACGGTCTTCGGGTCACCTTTCAGATCATCCACTTCGCGGGTGGCGCCTTCAGTGTCGCCGAGATCACGATCTACAACGTTTCGGCATACACCACTCGGCAGATGCTCGGCGATGGCATTGCGAAGAAATACGAGTTCATCTCGTTTGATGCTGGGTACGCGGGATTATTCGGAAACATCTTCACCGGGCAGATCACCAATGCCCAGCGCGTACTTGAGGAAGGCGGCTCTACCCGCGGGGTTAGGCTTTTCTGCAAGTCATCAGCCAAGGCGCGCGACCAGAACATCATCAACCTGACACTCTCGGCCGAAACCGATCCGGTACAGATCATCGAAGCCTGTGCCGAGCCATTCAACGCCGAGATACGTTTCTACGGCGACTTCTCCCAACTCAAACGGCGCTCTCGAGGAACTGTTCTCCAGGGTAGTCCTACCGCCTGCATGAACGAGCTGGCCGAGACTTTCCAGTTCGATTGGATGGTGGAGAACGGTGCGATCAAGATCATCAAGCGCGGCTTCGCGATGCCGAACCAGGTCTACACGATCAGCGCCGCGACGGGAATGATTGGATCACCGGTGGTTACCGACACAGAAATCGGCATTCGCTCTGTGCTGAATCCAGCCTTGAAACTGGGCAGCACCATCAAGCTGGAATCGATGGCGCCTCAGTTCGAGTTCTCCGGGGCGTATTTTTACGAAGTGCCGCGCACCATCGGTGAGGGGTTTTACAAAGTGAACTCGCTCGCCTACCTGGGCGACTCGCATGGCGATCCGTGGGAAACACATATCAGCTGCTTACGGCTGAGTGCTGCAGCTCAATCCGGAATATCCCAAAGGGCAACTCGATGAATGACCCGCTCTCATCGCGCACGCAGGCGCAGTTCTCAAAAATGCTGAGAGAGATATTCGGCGAGTACCTGAAAGACAACGTGCGCACCAGCGTGCCTGGCCACGTCCTCAGCTTCGACCCAGACACCCAACTGGCGGAGGTCCAGATCGGGCTGATGCTGGAAGATCGCCAAGGCGTGCAGGCAACGAGGCGCCCCATCATCCACGTACCTGTTCAGTTCTGGGGCGCCGCGGGCGGAACGCTGGAATGCCGCGTAGCGGCTGGGACCGAGGGCGCACTGTTCTTTTCGCAGGAGTGCATCGACTCCTGGGTCGACCAAGGCGGCGTGGCCGTGAAATCTGAACCACGCCGATTCTCCATCAATGATGCCTACTTCATGCCGGGCATCCGATCGATACCTGGCGCTATTGTCGCTTTCGCAAATGATGGGATTCGCCTGCGCAGCCTGGATGGATCGGCTTACTTCTGGATTCACGACGACAAGACGCTGGAGGTTGATGGGGTCTCGCTCAACGTGAAGTGCACGACTAACTTCGAGCGGCCGGTCAATTTCGAGCAGGCCGTCACTACCGAAACCACGATTACAAACCACGGCGTGAGCATCGGTTTTGAGCACACCCACGTTGGGGTTCAGTCCGGTAACGGCACATCCGGGATAGTGAAGCCATGACAGTCAGAAAACTCGACGGCGATGGTGACCTGGCCTTGGGCCAGGACAAGCTGTTGACCGGCTACACCGCCGAAGAAGTTGCCCAGAACGTGCGCACCCGACTGAAATTTTTCCTTGGTGAATGGTTCTTGAATACCGCTGACGGAACCGACTGGTTCGGCAGCGTGCTGGGCAAGGGCTCCAGGCTCGCCTCCCGCGAGTCAGTCATACGTCAGCGGATCCTGCTCGCCCCGGGTTGCGCAGGCATGACGGCGTTTAGCGTCACCTCTGACGTCACGACCCGAGAACTCACCGTTAGCGCAACGATCGTCAGCACATCTGGCGAAAGCGCAGACATCAACTACGTGCAGGCGATCGTTTAATGGCTGAAATCACAGATCAAGGCATCACCGGCGAATCTCTCAACGATTACCTGACCGCCATCAAACAGAGCGTTCTGGCCATCGATCCAGATTGGAACCTTGACCCTGATTCGCCGGATGGAGAGCTGGTCGGCATTGAAGCCGAACTGATGGCTAACCTGGACGAAGGCCTTGTTGCAGCCTATCGCAGCAAGGACCCAGACAGCGCGACCGGGGAGGCATTGCGTGACATTGGGAAAATATCAGGCGTGCAGATTCGCGCCGCGACCTACTCGGTTGCGCCAATCACCATCACCGGCCCCGCTGGCACTGTTCTTCCCGCGCTTTCGCAGATCCGCAGCAAGGTCGATAACACCCTGTGGCTCACCACCTCGTCCATCGTCATCGGCATCAGCCAGAGCGCAACGGGATTCGCTACGTGCTCAACGTCCGGCCGGGTACTGGCCGCCGCTGGCGAACTCACCATCATCGGCACTCCATACCCTGGCTGGTCGTCTGTTACCAACGGTGAGGCCACGCCTGGCGAGGCGGCCGAGTCCGATGTTGAGTTCAGGGCGCGCCGGAACAACTCCGTCGCGCTCGCCGGCAGCAATATGAAGGACAACATGCTGGCCAGCATCGCTAACGTGCCCGGCGTCACTGACGTGAAGATTCTGGAGAACAACAGCGATTCACCCACCGACCCAGACGGTATTCCCTATACCGCGATTGCCGTGATTGTGAATGGTGGCTCAGACGCTGATATTGGTCGCGCGATGTACGCCAAGTACAACCCAGGCACCCCGATGTACCCCCGCTACAGCACCAAGACCGACACGTGGGTTGACCCACCTGGCACCACAGGTGTGAAAGTCGAGGTTACTTCTCCTGCCACTGGCAATATCGAGACCATGACGTATCAGCGCGCAGTTGGCCTGCCTATTTTTGTAGCGCTTGACGTGAAGAAAATTGGCAACTTGCCGTTCGACATCGAGGATCGTTTGAAGACCGCCATCATTGAGGATTCGACCAAGTCGCTGTTCGATGGCGAATCGGTATCCGGTTTCAACCAAGGCGGTTACGACATAGGCGAGCTTGTTCCGGTAGGTCGACTGTACACGCCAGTGAACAAGATACTTGGCCAGTATGGCGACAGTTACATCATCAGCCTGACCATTGGCACAAGCGCCGGAAGTCAGGGGTTGACGCCTATCCAGCCGGGTATTGCCGAAATGGCGACATTCGATCCCGACAACATTGAAGTGACGGTAACGATATGAATTTCGACCATGTCGCGCGCGCCAAGAAGCGAGTCATCAATCAGTATCGCGACAAGCCTCGCATGCTGAAGTGGTTGACCCACTTGCCGCAGATCGCCAACGAAAGACTGCAGCCTGCGACCGAGCAGATATACGGCAGCTACGACGTCGATACGGTGAAAGGCGAATTGCTCGACGTGATTGGCCGAATCGTTGGTATCCCGCGCCCAATACTTCGCGGCGCGGCGTATGACGTCTTCGGCTATGCGGGCAACGACAACTACACCAATTACAACGTCGCGCCCTACATCGGCGATGGCGCAGCCGTCGATGCGCTCCTGAACAATGATCTTTATCGAAAGCTGATCAAGGCCAAGATCGCGCGCAACGTTAGCGACGGAACCAGCGACAGTATTATTCAGTTGTTGGAAATCGTGATCGGCGTGAAAGTCACCGCACTGAGCAGCAACGGCGACAAGTCGTTCGATATCGGCATCGCTTCTGAGCTGGATAACACCACGCAGTACCTGCTCGAAAATTTCGACATCATTCCGCGACCGCAAGGAACGCGGATCGGGCAGATATTCATCCTGCCAACAAACATTGCCGCAATCGAGCAAGCCTCTGACCACCTCTACAACTTCGCAAACTTCACACTGCCCGGAGATTTGGCCTGATGGCAAGACAAGCCTTTAACAAGCGCTGGGCCGAAAACGTAGAGACTCAAGATAGCTCCACAGTCTTCCAGGCGCCTGGCGATATTCGAATTGGTACCGGATGGGAGGGGGGCCAGGACAAGGACGCGCCGCCCGCTGGACAAGAGAACTGGTGGCATAACAGGGTCGACTCAGCCCTTCAGGATATAGAGCGGCACGGGGTCATGACATGGCATGCTGAAGCGGTATACGACATTGGCGCCCCATCCTTGGCGGTCGATGGCCTCTATTATGAATCCATCGCCGACAATAACGTTGGCAACGCCCCGCCAAGCAGTTCCGCGTACTGGCGCTTGATTGGTGCGAGCCTTTATTCCAGCTTCAGCGTTGGTGAGTACAAGGATGTTGCCCACAACGGCTCACCAGACTCGGGATGGCTGAAGTGTAATGGCGCGGTACTCCTGAAGTCGGCCTATCCGAAACTATTCGCGCGGATAGGGGGCACATACAACGCGGGAGATGAGCTGAGCACTCAGTTCAGGCTTCCTGACTGGCGGGGGATGTTTCCGCGCTTCCTCGATGACGGGCGCGGGGTTGACTCTGGGCGTGTGTTGGGGAATACACCGCAACCTAGCCAGAACCTTGCGCACGGACACAGTGCTTCGACTGGTTCGGCGGGAGCTCACACGCACACAACGACGCTCAACAAGGATCGTACTGTCACCACTCCAGGGAACGCGGTGTACGGCGACGAGAATTTCTACGGCACCGAGACTCTGCAAACGAACAGCGCTGGCGCTCACGTTCACACTGTAAATATTGGATCAAGCGGCGGTACCGAAGCGCGCTCGATCAACCTGGTCCAAGTAAGATGGATCCGCTACCTATGAACCAGAAGACCGTTTACCAATACGATGCTGAAGGCTGGTACATGGGCGAGACCCTGGCAGATGCCGACCCAATGGTGCCCGGCAACTGGCTCCTACCCGCCCTGACAACCGAAACGAAACCACCAATTTTCACAGCGAACAAGACTCCCAAGTGGGTCGGGTACAAGTGGAAGCTGGTAAGCCAGCAGGAGTGACCCATGGAAAAGAAGCGGAAATTACGCTTCAGCCAGAAGATGGAAAACTTCTGTCTGGCCTACATCGAAGTTGGCAACGCCTCTGAGGCCTACCGCCGCGCCTATGACGTCAGCGGTATGGCCGAGAAGACAGCGCAGCGCGAGGGATGGAACCTTCTGAAGCGGCCGCAGATTGAAGAGCGCATCGCCGAGCTCCGCGCCGCCGTGATGCAGCGCAACGAGATCACGGTCGACACCCTGCTCGCAGAGCTTGAACAAGCGCGCACCACCGCCTTGACCGCAGAAACACCACAGGCCTCTGCCGCCGTATCCGCGACCATGGGCAAGGCCAAGCTGCTTGGCCTCGAGAAGAAGATCGTTGAACTCACCGGCAAGAACGGCGGCGCCATCGAGACGAAGTCGCAGGTTACCGTTGACAAGAAAACTCTCGAATCTGTGCTCGACCGCCTATGAACGATCTTCTCGACTGGGAAACCATGAGTCGGGAAGAAAAAGAAGCCTCAAAAATGATCAGCGAGCATTCCCCGCTCGCGTTCATGCGCGTCTTTTTCCAGATCAATCAGGGGATGAAGTTCCTGTGCAACTGGCACCACCGCTACATGGACCACACGGCTGTGCAGGTCCTGCAGGGAAAACTCAAGAACGTCGTGTTCAATATGCCGCCGGGCGGCACCAAGACCGAATACTGGTCAATCCACCTTCCGGCCTACGTCATGACGAAGTTCGACCGGACGCGCAATCTGAGCGTCTCCTATTCGAAATCACTGGTCGAAGAAAACTCCAATCGCATCAAGTCGATCATCACCAGTGCCGAATATCAGGAGCTATGGCCGTGCGAGCTCGGCAAGGCTGATGTTGCAAACTGGATCGTCACTGACCAGAACGGGCGCAATAAGCACCAGATATTCAGCCGCTCGACTGGCGGGCAGATCACTGGCGTACGCGGCGGGTACATCTCCGAAGGGTTCAGCGGCTTCATCAACCTGGATGATCCTGAAAAAGCCGACAGCGCGTTCAGCGCAACCATGCGGGCCAAGGCGCAGCGGATTGTCATCAACACCCTGCGCAGCCGCCGGGCATCGCCAGATACGCCGGTGATCTGCACTCAGCAGCGTCTGCATACGGATGATGTGTCAGGCTTCCTTCTCAAGGGCGGCATGGGGCTTGATTTCACCCACATCAAAGTCCCTGCACTCGTAACACGCGACTACATCGCCAGCCTGCCTGCAGAGGTGCGCGAGCACGCCGAGCGCGATGTGTTCAGTGGTCCGTCAGTGGTTCGCGGTGGAGTCGAATACTGGTCCTACTGGCCGGCCAAGGAGTCGGTCCATGACTTGATGGCCTTGTGGGATCGCGATTCCTACACGCTGGTCAGTCAGTACCAGCAGGAGCCGATCGCGCTGACTGGCGGAATGATCGATGCCGACTGGTTCAAGACATACGAGCAGCTTCCATTCATGGTCTGGCGCGGCGTTTACGTCGATACCGCCCAGAAGACCGGCGAGCAGCACGACTATTCGGTATTCAGCCATTGCGGCCTGGGCGTTGACGGCCACCTCTACATCATTGAGGTGGTTCGCGGGAAGTGGGACGCAGGCGACCTCGAGGCCGAAGCGCTTAAGGTGTGGCATCGCTGGCAGCCATGGGACCAGTTCCGTCCCTCGGCGCTGCGCTACATGCGCGTCGAGGATAAGTCCTCTGGTACCGGGCTGATCCAGACCATCAGCAAGAAGGGCTCGATCCCAATTGAGCCACAACCGCGCGGGCCCGCAGCGAACAAGGTGACCAGGTGCATGGACGCGGTTCCGTGGTTCAAGTCGGGGCGGGTCTACGTGCCCGCCATCTACGACGAACAGGGTCGCAAGATCGAGCACGTGAAGGACCACCGCGGCGAGATTGTGGCTGGCACCGACTGGGTGGTGCCTTTCCTCACTGAGGCTGCCGCGTTCACCGCAGACGACAGCCACGACTTCGACGACCAGATAGACACCATCTTTGACGCAGTAGCCGACATGTTGATCAGCAACAGCGGCGACTTCTTCTCCAGCAACTGGCTGTAACCATCTGACACTCACCGTCGACCACCACTGGTCGCGATCATCAAATTCGCCTCAAGGAAATAACATGGCTGACCAGACTCAGCGTCTCGAAATCGCGACTGTCCGTGCAGAAGTGGGCAGTAATATCGTGTACCGGTTTGCCAACGACGCAGAAAATGAAGGCGGTATCCCTACTGATTCGGGGAGCATCCAGAATCTCAAGCAGGTGATTATTGAGATCCAGGAGGATGCCGCTGACAAAATTAGCATAGCCACCACCATCTATCAGACTCCGGCGGCCGGGCTGGCGGCCACTGCGGATGGCGGAATTTTTCTTGTGCAGTCCTCCGATACGGACACGATCTATACCGTATGGAAGAACCAGGCTGGCGCCGCGGTCAACACTGGGAAGACCGCTATGTCCTCTCAGGCGGTTCAGGATGCCTTGACCGCTTCCAATGAAGCAGCCCAGGCTGCAGAAGATGCTGCTGACGTCGCAACAAACCGTACGGCGGGATTCCTTCAGCCGTCCGCTGAAGCACCGGTTGTTCGTGATGACGGCCTTCCATTACAAATTGGAGACCGGTATTTCAACACCGAGCAACAAGCGGAGTATCTCTACAAAGCAGGTGGGTGGCAGGCAAATGATTCGCTTGGTGCGATTGACGAGTTAAAAGATCCAGACGACCTTTCTAAAGGCGCGTCGCTGATACCTTACGACGGCACAAACCTTGGCGAGCAGCTTCTGCTGAGTCGAAAATTCCCGTCTTATGCCGCGTTGCGTGCGTATTCTGGCTCAGCCACGGTGCTTGAGCTGACCGGCCCAAGAATCGCTGGTCGTTTTTTCAGTAGGCCGCGATCCGTCAATGACAAGGATGACTTCGGCATCACTATCCTGTCGAATGATGGGCAGAGGACGCTCGTACGCGACTACCAAGGCATGGTCCAGCTTTACTGGTTTGACCCAGCTGGTGCCGGCGGCGCAGTTGAAGATTCCTTGGCCGCTGAGCGGTGCGCCAAAGCCACGCCAGGCGGACAGTTGGCCACTAACGATCAACTAGCCACGGGCGTTCCATATCCATACTTTGCATCCGCTTATGTAGGGCCGGGGAATTACAATTTCCAAACTCTTGTCGACACAGGTGGCAAGGTCTTCTCATGGGTCATGGATCACGCCGCCAGAATTACTGGCACTCCGGAAGCTCTGAACGCCGGTCGCGTTGAATGGATCGGCATTCGCACCTCCATGCCAATGCAGCCTGGCATTCGTGATGCTGCAAACGTCGTATCCTGGAGAGCTCATAACACGCCAAACGACGGCGCAGGTATCTCTGGCATCACTTCGCCAGCCAACCTGAGCCAGCAGGTCGGTTATGACTCCTGCACCGTCTATGCGGACAACGTCGCTCCGCCCCTGCTGATCAACGTTCCTGCCGCAACATATGCAGAGAACTCCATTACGCCTTCCGTAGCGCTTACAGCCTATCAGGTTAAGCTTCTTCGCCCGGGCATGATCATCAACACGTTTCATGCTCCGACGAAGTATGCAGCTTTCATTGTGGGCTGGGAGGCGGACGGATCGAAGATCTACACGACAAGCTGGTATCTGGCCAGCGGCACGCTTGGACCTGCTGCTACACCTCCCAACGGTCCTGGCGCCGGATTTAACCCAAAGACGAAGATCTGGACCGTCAACACGAACACCCAGGTAAAGGCGAATTCGCACGCAACGCGCGCGGCCGGCTATGAACTTGGAATGCTCAACGACAAGGCGCCATTGAACGATGCCAACTGGCCGCAAATGTGGGGGATGGATGTTGTAAGCCTGGGCGCCTACACGATTGAGCGGGCTTTCACATCTCGCGGCCCCCATGACGTGGGTATGCACGCTGAGGGCTCAACAAACGGTGTCTACGCTGACAATTGCACCTTGGGGTATCGCTATAGAGGGGCGGGAACACCTTGCCAGTTTACTACCTCTGCGCTTGACCCTATCTTTTCGGTGAGTCAGTCCGGTTCGATGCTTATGAGCAGCATGGGTAATACAGATGCAACATCTGTTTTCCATGAGGCGCGTCGTCGAAGAGCATCCAATACGGCGACTGTTGCGCTGGATCGCGTCTACACAAACAGGGCTTACGGATACGATGGCGCTTCGGAATATCTCGGCGCCCAGGTAATCGTAATCCAACGTTCGGCGTTTTCCAGCAACCTTGCCAGGTTCAGCTACGATATTCAGGCAAAAGCAAATGATGGAACTTCAGTAGGCGTCACCGTCAACGGCTCTGGAGATAAATCGTTTGCCCCGCTCGCAGATAACACGATCAGCTTCGGAACGTCATCTTCCCGCATAACTCAGCTGTTTGCTGTGACAACTACAATCAGTACCTCTGATGAAAAGCTGAAAACTCCATTCAGATCTTTTTCTGATATCGAGACCGAGGCCATCATCGCTTGTGGGGCGCATATTGATATCTATCAGTGGTTGTCAGATGTAGAGGAAAAGGGGGCTGAGCGTGCCAGACTTCATGCGGGGGTTCCAGCTCAGCGTTGTGTTGCCGAGTTCGAAAGCCGCGGCCTTGATCCTTGGCGCTACGCTTGGTTTTGCCGTGACAAAAAGATAGTAAAGGTGAAGGAGGTAATTAAGGATAAACGTCAAGTCGTAGACTTTGTTGATCAAGAAGAGAAATCAATCGAGTTTATCGATGGCGTTCCGACGCTTGTCGTGAGAGCGGTGAAAGCCGAGATTCCTAGGACTGAGAGTGTTGCGGTTCGAGATCAGAATGGTGAGATCATAATGCTCAGTAGTCGTGAGTTCATCGGGAGAGACGAAGATACAGGTCGGAGTCTTTACCAGGAGGTCAAGGTGCCGATGATGGTCGATGTCCCGGTCATGGAGGATTACGAGCGCGAGACCGAGACTGAGCAGGAGTCCGATGAATACATCTACGGCTTGCGTGAAAACCAGCTACTCATGGCATGGATGAAGGTCGTCTTGCAACGGACAGCAGGGCAAAGCCATTCCTGATAGCTTTTTGAAAGGGATTTTCCGGTTGAGAACAGCTTGAGTTGCCTAGGGTTTCCTAGGTAGAGTGCCGAACCAATCCCCGCCGCAGCTCAGGCGCCTCATCAGGAGATATCCGCAATGAATATCACGACAACGGAGATCAAAGGGCCGAAGAAGTGGAGCACTTTAGATATCCCAGACCGACCTCATATGGAGTACGAGGGGATAGACCTTTTCATTAAAAAGATGATAGATGCAAAGGTGTTTCTTGAGTATGGTTCTGGCGGAAGTACAATGTTCGCTGCGTACCAAGGCGCTTCGATCATTTACTCTGTAGAGTCGGATAAAAACTTTTTAGACGCTGTGACAGAGCGAGTTGCAGAGCTTGAGAATTTTCACCCTGAATTCTACCCTGTTCATGCGGACATTGGTCCTACAGGTGACTGGGGATCGCCAACAGATAAGGCTATGGCGGTAAGGTGGCCGAATTACTGTATAAAGCCTTGGGAACAAATCGTTAAAGATGGAAACTCCCCAGACGTTATACTTATAGATGGGCGATTCAGGGTGGCATCCTTTCTTGCGTCTCTAATGTTCGCCAAGGAAGGTGCTATTATCTTGTTTGATGACTACGTAGATCGGCAGAATTATCACGTTGTGCAAGAATTCATTATGCCGGTATCTGTCTCAGGAAGAATGGCTGAATTTGTTGTTCCTTCTGTGGTGAGGACCGAACAGCTAATCATGAGTTTGGTCAAATACTCGACTCATGCAGAGTGATCTGCATCTAAATCTTTTCGAGTAAATATTTGTAAATATCTGCTGATAGCAAGCCCGCCGAGCGCGGGCTTTTTTTTGTCTGGAGAAAAGTGAATGGCACGAATTTCAGAAACAGCCGCGGGCGGCCGGAACGTTCTTGCGTTCCTTGACCTGCTGGCCTGGTCGGAGCTGGGCAGCGGTTACCTCAAGCGGTCCGACGATGGATACAACGTGATCGTGACGGGTGTCGACGGCAAGCTCGAGCTGTTCACAGATTACAGCACCCACCCGTTCGCCGGCGGGCGTAAGTCGAAGGTGTTCAGCCGGAGCGGGCAGACCTCGAATGCCTCAGGCCGCTATCAGTTCATGCTCAAGGACTACGCGCACTATCGCGACCAGTTGAAGCTGCCGGACTTCGGCCCGGTCAGCCAGGATCGGTGGGCAATCCAACTGATCAAGGAGCGCAAGGCGCTGGACGACATCAAGGCCGGCCGAATCGAAAGCGCTATCCAGAAGTGTCGGAACATCTGGGCCAGTTTGCCAGGAGCGGGATACGGGCAACGCGAGCACAAGCTTGAGGATTTGTTGGCCGTTTATGTTGCGGCCGGCGGGGTGTTGGCATGAAATGGTCAGACATAGGAAGCATCGTAGGCCGTGCAGCACCAACGGTAGGCACTTTGCTGGGCGGCCCGGCCGGCGCCGCAGTTGGAGCATTGGTCGCAAGCGCGCTTAACGTTCCGAGCGATCCTGAGTCGGTTAATGCAGCGCTGACGGGAAATCCAGACGCTCTGGTGCGGGTGCAAGAGCTGCAGACTAACGCGCGGGTTCAGCTACAGCAGTTGGCCGTGACAGCAGAGAATAATCGCTTGCAGGCCGAGGCCGCTCAATACGCCGCCGAAGCAGCCGATCGAGACAGCGCTAGGCAGTTGGCAGCCAAACAGCCGAACGACCTGATCAGGCCGGCTATCACGATCATCCTGTTGGTTGGAGCGCTGTCCATCCTGGTGTGCATCTTCACCGGCATCGGTCTGGAAGCGCTGCAGAACCCCGTCGCAGCCAGCACGATCTCACTGCTGATCGGGCTGTGGTTCAGCGAATTGAAGCAGACCCTCGGGTTCTACTTCGGTATGACGAAGGAGTCGCAAAAACAGAACGCCATCGTCACACAGTTTGCTGTTGAGCCCGGTACAGTGACGAAGCCTGACAAGTGAGGTCACCTGTCGGCCGGAATTCCATCCAGTATTGACCCATGAGCATCGATTCTCGTTAACTGTATGTTTGTACAGTTACGAGATCAGTCATGCACTTCCTCATCACGCCGCGCCGACGCCTCGGTGTTGCTCTCACCAAGCAAGAAATCAGCTCAGCGCCGTTTATCAAAGGCGATGTCCACATAGGCGAAGACCGCAACAGCGTGTTAGGTCGCGCGACGATGGTCGCCAGCGTGTTCAGCACTGCGCCCGGGTGTCCTGATGCTTTACCGCCTTTGTTCGATGCCAACATCACCAGCATGGCCACACTGGGCTTGAACATTTCCGGCATTGAAGAGGTGGAGGGCGTTTTTTACTTTCAGTCGTGGTGGTGCCGCATTGAGTGACAATCCGCTGGCCGACTGGCGATCGGCGATCAAAGCGCGCGATGACCTGATAACCGATCCAGATGCTCACCGGGCAAAACTGGTTGGACTGGCGATGCTTGCCGGCCGGATGCGCCAGGTCGGTGCGGAGGAATTGAACGAGATGCTTGAGCTTTCCGATGCCGCTCGACTCTGGGCGCTGGTCGAGTGGGAGGAGGCTGAGCGGAGCGGTCTGTTCTCTGGTGGAGCGCCAGACCGGGCCGATGGGTTACAGGTTATAAAAGGGAGAGGGTGAACGTCGGCAGGACGCCGGAGATGGGTGGGACAATTCTGGGACACTGAATGTCCCAAATGGTCATCAATCGTGATGCATCGCTATACAGTTGAAGCCCCGTATTTACTGGTCTTCATCAGTTTAGGCCAATAAAATATGGGCTCAGAAACGGATTGCAAATCCGCTTACGCCGGTTCGATTCCGACCTCGGCCTCCACTATAAACGAGCTCTGTAGATCACTGATTTACAGAGCTTTTTTATTTGTACCCCAAAAGCTTTTCTGTCTCATTTTGAGGCAGATCAAGCTTGCTTCACCGGGAAGGTATGTATATATTTCCAGCTCTTGTCAGCCATGACAGCGACATTGCTACACGCTGAATGTGCATTTGCCCTGATGGTGAAATTGGTAGACACACCGGACTTAAAATCCGTCGTCCGAAAGGATGTGCCGGTTCGACTCCGGCTCGGGGCACCATTTTAAATCAGGCGCTTACGGATAAATCCGAGGCGCCTTCTTCCCTCGCCCGCGCAAGTACTGCTTGATGTGCTGTGGTTCGATTTCATCGAGCGGCGCCGGCGAGCCATTGAAGAAGGCCATCAACTGCTTCAACTCTGCAAGGTTGTCCTTCTGCGTCCGCATCGCCTTAGTCGGAAGAATTTCCACCCGGTATCGGCTCGCTACGTAGACAAACGTCACTGCAGACTTTGCGTGCGCCGCCGCCATCGACGTATTCGTTTTAACGCAGATGCGCTGCGATTCGGCGAATTTTGGACCCTGCCTTTCACGCTCAAGCAGCCATTCGCGTTGCAGTTTCCGAAGAAAGCCCAGGCTGACGGGGCTTCTGGGTGAGACGGTGACCCTTTTCTCGGTACGAGCTTGCAGCGCAGCTCGTCAGGCAGTCTTCAACGGTTTTATCAAGCTCTCCGCCGGGATGCCGAACATATCGTGAAGCTTCCAGATCATGGGCAGGGTTAATGAGCGCTTCCTGTTCAGGACCTCGTACACACGGTTCGTTTTGCCGATAGCGGGGGCCAAATCAGCGGCAGTGAGTCCAGACTGCTCCATGCGGAACTTGATGGCTTCAATTGGATCAGGTAGATCCACGGGGAAATGCTTGGCTTCGTAGGCCTCGATCACGGTGATCATGACTTCGAAAGCATCGCCTTCTGGGGTGCCAGGCTCAGGCTCCTTTTCGAACAAGGGAGAAATCTCCTTGAGCGCTGCCCGGTAGTCTTCATCGGTGCGGATTGGACGGATATTCAT